TCACAGAGCTATTACTCCGTCGACGAAGGTAATAAAACGTCGCGCGCCAACAACGCCGATAACAACGCGACGACAATCAAGACGAACCAGGCCGATAACGCCCGCGCTTTCGCGGAGGCGCGCTACGGCGCTGTTTCCGAAGGGGCCACGCTGCCGGAACTGCCGGAGAGCGTTGCGAGTATGTTCAGCCTACCGGCCACAGACACGCCCTTCTCTGGCGTCGTGAAGGTCGGTGAAGGCGAACAAGCCTACATGCCGCAGGCGGCCGGGAGTAGCGGCCCGCCGCAAGTGCTCAAAGGCACGCCGAAGGCGCCCAGCGGCGACCAGGTGTTTAACTACAAGCGCCCTGACGGCGTATCCGGTACGGGACGCTATGACCCGATTCAGGGCAAAATCGTCGACACTCAGACCGGGGCACCGATCCCCGAGGGTGCGATCAAATACAGCGCGTCACTGGAAGGCGACAGCGCCGGTACGGGCCTCGCACCCACGACAGCCAACACCACGGACGCGAACAAGCAGGCGGCCGAAGACCAAATAACGCGGGAAATGCTGCTCAGCTACCAGCGGCGTATCGACACCAACCCGAATATTGTCGGCGCTGCCGCCACGCTTCGCGGCTTCGTTCAAGACTTCGGCCAAACCGCCTTGGAGGTGTCGCAAGTGTACTCCCAAGACCCCGCGGCGGCCCAGCAGAAGATCAACGCGGCGCTGGCACAAGCGCAGAGTCGCGGTTACGACCCGGATATCGCGGCGGCCGAGTTCGAACGTATGGTGCTGGCTGCGCGCCTCGCCAAAACGCTCGACCCGAGCGGCGAGATCAACGTCAAGGAATACGAGCGCAACATCGGCCTGCTTGGCGGCGACGCGCTCGCTAACCAAAAGAGCGTCGGCTCCAAATTGATTGAGTTCAACAATCTGCTCGACGCCAAAGGGCGCGCCGTCAATACGCTGCGTAATCCGGGGCCGACCGGCGCGACGCCTCCGCCCGCCGCTGGTGGCGAAGAGGTCTGGGTGCGCGGCGCTGACGGCAAACTGCAAAGGGCGAAATAATGGCCCGTACCGTAAACTTCGAAGGCCGCAAAATTTCAGTACCGGACGACGCGACGGACGACGAAGTCGCGGCGATCCTCGACGCGCAGGCTGAAGCACCGACGCCCGCGCCGGCCGCGGCATCGACGGCGGGCGAGGCAACGGCTCCCGCGGCTCCGCCCCAGCGCGGCCCGCTCGAAAAGGGTGCGCGTCTTATCGACCAGGCAGCGCAAGGCATCGCCGGCGGCGCTATGAACCTTGTCGGGTTCCCTATGGACGTTTTGAACGCCGCGCCCCTGGCGCTTAACTTGCTGCCGGGCGAACAAGGTATGAAGCCCTTCTCTGAGAAGCCGATCGGCGGTAGCCGCTTCCTGAACGAAGCGCTGGATAGCGCCGACGCCGCTACGAATAAGGCGCTCGGCCTCGACTACCAGCCGAAGCCGGAGAACGCGCTGGAGCGCGGCGTAAACCGCACAGGCGAAGAGCTGGGCGCCATTGCGCTGCCCGCAGGCGCCGCGCTTCGTAAAGGCCAAGCGATCGGCGTACCCCTCGCTCGCGAAGCCGTCGAGGCAGCAGATAGTTTTCTCAAGCGTTTTGCGGCGAAAGAAGTTGAATCCGCCGCCGTGAACCCCATTAAATACGGTCTGCGTAACGCCACAGCCGGGGTAGCTGCCGGCGGTGGCGCCTCGATCGCCAACGAAATGACGGGCAATATCGACTCCGAAAAAGGCACTTACGCGCCCGGCTGGGCTGACTTTTTCGGCGCTCTGGGCGGCGTCGGTACGGCGGCCGTTGCTGAAGGTAGCACGCGTGCCGTTACTGATATCGTGAAGGCGATCACCAAAGACCCGAACTTTGCCGACCAGATCGTCAAAGAGCGCGTCACCGACACCCTGCTGAACGCCGCGGGCGTTTCCGGCAAAGAGGGCGCCGCGCCCGACGCGCAAGAGCTTATTGACCTCATACAAGGCAACCGCCGCGTCGATAACACCATACCGGGTTACGCCGAATCCCTCGGCGACCGCACGCAGAACGCAGGCATTGCGTCGCTTGAGTACGGCCGTATGTCCGGCGAAAACGCGGGCCTCTTCAAACAGCGCACCGACCAGAACACCGAGGCGGTCGACAACGCGCTCAATAAAATGGAGCCGCAGGCGCAGCCCGGCGCCTTTCGTAGCGAGCTGGAGCTGGAGCGCGACCGCCGCCTTATGGACGGCCGGGTCACCGCGCAGAACGCCACGGACGACGCGCAGAAGGCCGTCGGTCCGCTCGTGCCGCAATCGACGCCCGCGGCGCGCGGTAATACGCTACGTACGACCCTCGAAGACGCGCGCGACACGGCTCGCGGCAAAACGGAAGAAGCCTACCAGGCCGCCAACGTGGCCGGAAAGCAGGTCGACCCCACGCCTTTGGCTGACGCGCTTAAAAAGCAAATGAGCGAGTTGACGGAAGTCGAGCGGGGCCTCGTCCCCGAAGGTGTCATATCTCGCGTTATCAAGCTCGGCGCCGCCGAAGAAGGCCCGAGCGTAGCCGCCCATATGGACGTCCCGTCGCAAGCGCCCGACCCGGCAGCCGCGTCCGTCACACTGGCCGAAGCCACGACGCTACGCTCCGAACTCGGTCGCCTCAAGGCTGCCGCGCTGGCCGACCCACGCGCTGAAAAGGGCGGCCGGAACGCAGCGCGCGTGCTGGACAGCCTCTCGCAGCGTGTCGATGATTTCATCAATAGCAACCTGGACGACGGCGAACTGGCCGCCGTTAACGCCGCGCGCGACACCAAGTTTCAGGAAGCCGAGGCGTTCACCCGGCAGGGTGACCCCGTCGCCGCCGCCCTGTCCCGCTACGAGGGCGGCCAGCCGCGTATGCGTGACGAACGCGTCGCCTCGACCTTTGCCGATCCGCAGAACATGGACAAGCTCTTCGCGGTGGCCGACACCCCGCAGGCGCGCGCCGCGATCCGCGAGGAGGTGCTGTCTCGCGCCAAACTGGACACCCCCGAGCAAATCCAGCAGTTCACGCAAGAATACGGCCAGCAGATCGGCAAGTTCCCGGGCCTTCAGGACGAACTGAATAAGGCCCTGAAAGCCCGCACGACAGAGGCCGCCGCCAAGGGTGCCGAGAGCGAGCTTATCCGCAGCCTCGGCGACGGCGTGAATACGCCGGGCCGCGGCGAAGTTGCGAAATATCTAACTTACGCTGACGAAAAAGCAGACCGTGCCATGGCCAACGTGATCGCGTCGAAAGACCCGAAAGCCGCGATCGACGAGCTGCTGTCCTTCGTCAACGACGACCCGAAGGCCGTCGAGGGTGCGCGCAAGACATTCTGGAATATCATGCAATCCAAGGGGCGCAGCGGCGGCAATACGACCGCAGGCGTCGGCGGCGCGCAGCCGTGGCTCCCTGTATCGCTGAAGCGCTTTATGGACGACCCGTCGACCCGGGCCGTCGCAGAGCGGCTGTATCGCGACAACCCGGAGCACCTGAAAGCGATTAACGAGATCACGGAGGCCCTGCAAGGCGTCGACTTGCGCAAGAACATGAAGGCGCCGAACACCTCCGGCACCGCGCAGGCTATGAGCCAGTTGCTCACCCCGGAGACGCTGCAATCACGGTTCTATGCTTGGCAGACCGGGAAGATCAAGGCGTCGTTCCTCATTACCAGCATCGGCTCCGTCATGGCGCGGCGCGCCGTACGCGGCGCACAGGCCGGGGCTATGAAGCGCATGCTCGACGAGGCCCTGCTGAACCCCGACGCGGCGGCCATGCTGCTGAAGGAAAACAACCCGGCCAACCGGGCGGCGCTCGCACGATCGGCCAAGGCTTGGTACGGCGACCAGGCGTCGACCGTGCTCGATATCGTCACGCCCAAGAACGAAGACGACGAGCTGAAAGAAGCGGTGCAACGATGAGTGACCTCGGCCGCGCCCTCCCCGCACAGTCAATCGCCGCGATGTTCGGCCCACCCGAACCGCCCTCCGGCGTCGCGTATTTCGATAAGGCGCGTACGTTGCTCGGGAAGAACGAAGGCCTGGATCGGGGCGTCATTCAAGAATACTTGCGCAACGGCGGCGTGAACCTCGACCCCGCGACAACGGCCTGGTGCGCCGCATTCATCAACGCCTCGCTCCAGCAAGAGGGCTACGAAGGCACAGGCTCCAATATGGCGCGCAGCTTCGCCACTTACGGCGAGGCAGTCGATAAGCCGCAGAGGGGCGATCTGGCGGTATTCAGCCGTGAAGGCCAACCGAACAGCCCGCTCGGGCATGTCGGCTTTTTCGACGGTTATGACGAAAACGGTAAAATTCGCGTACTTGGCGGCAACCAGAGCGATTCTGTGCGCCTATCCAGTTATGCCCCCGACCGCCTTCTGGCGTTCCGGCGGCCTATCAAGGGCGGCGGGCCGTCCATGAACGCAAAGAACCCCTCTGGGCCGACCCCCGCCGGCACGCCCCTGCCGTCGGCGCCTGCGCCCTCCTCGCTGGCGTCTACCCCGCCGCTGTCGGTCCCAGAGGGGACCAGCTTAGCGTCGTTTTTCACGGCGACGCCGGCGCAGCAGCCGCGCGTCGATACGCAGGCCCGGGCCAAAGCGGACCGCCTGCGCCGCGAAGCGCTATACGCCGATCCGTTCGCTTAAGATTTTGGCGGTTCGCCGGGCTTCGTGACGAAGACTAAGAACCGGCCGACAGCGCCGCCAATGAGACGGCAGACCGCGTAAAACAACGCGACACCGATAATGATTTTTAAAATAAGCAACCACGTCATGGCGGCGTCCTTTCGTAAATGACTGGCAAAATGACTGGCAAAACCGTGTATGTAAGGCAGTTGGTCAAAAGCCGGGTATTGTGTAAGTCACTGTACTGTAAGGTAGAAGGAATGGTGCTGCCAGAGAGGATTGAACTCTCGACCTCCCCCTTACCAAAACTGTTGTAGGTTAAATGTCTGATATTGTATTTCCATCATTTTTCGTTATCTCTCCGTCACTTGCGTTAATTGTTACGGTTCTTTGTAGGTCGTTGTAGGTCATTTTCGACTGGCATTTTGCCAGTTCGCTGGCATCGAATTGGTAGCACACCAAATAGGTATTCCCGCGCCACTGCGCCCACTTCATTGTGATCGGCCCGTCAGTTGACGTCGAGGTTTTTCCGAAAACGCACGCACACCATATTTTAAGCCATGAAGCTCTTTTGATCGAACCGGCGTTAAAAAATGTACTCATTCTGCTGCCTCCAACTTCCCGCCTGATATGTGGTCAACCGTCCCTGCGGGATCGTCCGGCTGCCATTTTGCATACACCTTTTCCACCATGGCAAGGGTGTTGCCTAGAATATTCGCGATCTTCCAGAGCGGTACGCCGTTCCGGGCCATATGGGTGGCCGCCGTATGGCGCAGGACGTGGGGTGAGATACCCGTCGCTTTGGGTTTTTTCGATGTCGTTACTTTTTGGTTGCTGAACCCGGCATTTATGGCGGCCAGCTGGACGCTGGCCCAGACTGCCCCTTTGTTGTCGAGCACCAGGTCGTTAATCTTCTCTTTGTGCGCGCGCTCCAGTATTGGCCGCAGGGCGGTCGAAATGGGTATTTGCGCCCGGCGCTTAGTCGTCTTTTTCCGGCCCGGTACGTCGAGATCAATGACACCCATTTCGAAATCGACGCGATCCCACGTAAGTTCGAGCAAAGCCTGCTTCCTGGCCGCCGTCTCGAGCGCCAGCCACAGGAAGCGTTCAAGGCGCGTCAGGCGTTTCCCCCGGCGCATCCCCGCCGCGGCGTTTAATAACCGCTGCATTTCGTCCGTCCGCAGCCAGCGGTCCCGCGGCTCCCCTGCTTCTGGCAGGTCTACCGGCTCGATGATTCGCTTCTGGATAAGCTTCTGTTTCGGGTCGGCGCAGAAATGTAGGCAGGCATACAGCGCCCCCAGCTCTTTACGCACCGTCGAGGGCTTGGCTTTCCGGCCCCGCCGGCCCGCCACGCGTTTAGCGGTGTAGTCGTCAACGACGGTTTGGTTAATCTGCGGCACCGTCAGGCGCCCGAAATGGGGCTCAAGGTTTTTCCAGATATAGCCGATGGTTGACGGGTCGGCGACCTTCTTCTGGACGTGCTTTTCGTCATACACCGTCCACAGCTCGGCCACCGTCAAGTTGACGCCGTCGCCCGCGATCGGGGCGTCTTTACGTATTAAGAGCCAGTGCGCAAAGAATGTTTGAGCTTCAGCTTCGTCAGTCGTGCCTGTGCTGACGCGGTGAGGCGTCCGGCCTTCGCACCACGTAACGTACCAGCGGAGGTTTCCTTTCCGCTTGAATGGCTGCTTGAGTGTCGGCTGTGACATTTTACGGTCTCCAAATAAGCGTTTAAATCGTCGGTCGTTATCAGTACCGGGCGGCCCTTCAAATAAGACAAACGCCCCAAAAGCCGAAGCCGCTTCACTTTTGAGCGGCTACAGCGAAGGATCGCTGCGACTTCAGTCTCGGTTAAAAGCATCGTCGGCCTCTAGCAGTTCGGCGACTTTCGCCGCGGTCGACGTCCTGACAAGCATGTCTACCCGCAACCACGCCATACCCTTGGCGCTCGTGCTGACTTTCATTTCGAAAGCCGGCGAATCCTCGTTTATGGCGGCCTCGAGGTAGTTCGGCAGCAAGACGTCAGGATCGACCCCCAAGGCTTTCGCCAGGGCGTCGCGGTTTTGGGGTGACGGTAGTGTGCGGCCCCGAATGTAGGTCGATATGGCGTCGCGGTTTAACCCTGATTTGCGGGCCAGTTCGCTTTGGTGCCAACCTTTCGACAGCATAAGATTATAGAGGCGCTTACCAAACTCTTGTTTTGTAAGGTGTTTCGGCTTCAGTGGCGAACCCTCCAACCCCTCGGGGGTGTTCGCGTGGGTTCTTACTTTACGCGGCATTTTTAGCCTTTCCGCTCTGCTGTGAGAGTCGTATGTAGGGCAAATGTATTCCTTTTTCGCATCCTTGTCAATACATTCTGTCTGTCACAACTGCTGGTTTTGAGTTACCTTACTACACCCGTGACATTCTGTCCGTACGGAGAGAGTAAATGTTCGACTTTAACCGCTTCCTGCACGACCACTTTGTTACCCCTAAAGGTCTTATAGCCTTCCTCAACGCCTACGGCGCTGAAGCGCCCGGGCTACCCGCCGCAGAGAAGTGGTTTCAGCGCGGGGCAATTCCGGGCGGCTGGTTGCCTCATCTGCTGGCTTATCTCGAGCTTGATCGGGGCGAGCCGGTGCGTTTGGCGAAATACCTTATTTCCGTGTGATTCGCCGTGCCTGCGCGGTTTACCGGTGTCCACATGATGGAGCTGGAGCTGCGATGGTACTGGCGGGTTTGCTCGGAAGGCAACGCGCTGCACCGATTCGACCCCGCCGCGCCTGAGCTGTGCGATTATTTTGACGACCTAGAGGTTTTAATGCTGCATACGAAATGGCCCCGCCTTAAACGTCAGCTGCTCCGCAGCCTGCGCCCCTGTGAGGCCCGGAAACCGGAGGTCTGTGCATGCGCGTTGTAGGGGTGGACCCCGGCGCCTACGGCGCCCTGGCGCTACTGGTCGACGGCCGTCTGGTGTCTGTCGCCGACATGCCGATTCTCAAGGTGCGGCGCGGCAAAACAGACAAAGCAGAGGTCAACGGCTACGAGCTGGCCGCCGTCCTGCGTGAAATGGCCCCCGACGTCCTTTATCTGGAGCAGGTCGGCGGTATTACCGGGCAGTCGGCCAGCGCGGCGTTTAACTTCGGGCGGGCCGCCGGCGCGGTCGAATACACCGCCAAGGCGCTGGGTTTTAAGGTGGAGCTTGTCGCCCCCGCTACATGGAAGCGGGCTATGCGAATCAACGGCGGCAAGGACGGCAGCCGCGCCGCGGCCGTCGGAATGTGGCCGGAGCAGAGCGATTTATTCAAGCGGGTAAAAGATGACGGTCGCGCGGAAGCGGCGCTTTTGGCTGAGTACGGCCGACAGCAAAAAGAAAAAATGCGCGAAACTGTTTTTTCGTGAATTTTTTGTCTGATTCTGCGTTGACACTAGACCTACATTAGCCTACAAACGGACTACTGTGTAACCTGTCGAACATGAGGGCATGTATGCCAACGCCGTTTCCCCACCAGATCACCGGAGCCGTCTTCCTCGCGAACCGCAACGCGGCTCTTCTGGCTGACGAACAGCGCGTCGGCAAGACGGGTTCCGCGATCACCGCATGCGATATGGTGCTCGCGCATAAAATCCTTATCGTTACGACCGCCACGGCCCGCGCACAGTGGGGTTACGATTTCCGCGAATGGAGCGGACCGCACCGTAAAATTCAAGTTGTGTATAGCGCTTCGGACCGTATTGCGCCTGACGCTGACGTCGTGGTCGTGGGTTGGGTTATGGCGAGCAAGCACGGCTTGCTCAAGCAGTTCACCGCGCGGCGCTGGGACGTCCTTATTCTCGACGAAAGCCACTACGCCAAAACGCCCGGCGCCGCCCGTACGCAGGCCGCCTACGGCACCGCCGAGCTGCCCGGCTTACGGCGCTGCGCCGCCCGCGTCTGGTGCCTGTCAGGGACGCCTATAGCCAACGCCCCTAACGATTTATGGACGATGCTGCACGCTCTCGACCCGGAGCGCATCGACGGCATGTCATATAACGCTTTTATGCACCGCTACTGCGTCGTGAAGAAAAAATATGTCGGCGGCCAGTGGATTGAATACGCGATAAAGGGGCGGAACGAAGACGAGCTGCGCGAACGGCTTAAAGGTTTCTGGCTTCGCCGCACGCAGGCCGACGTCGGCATTAAACCGCCGATCTTCTCCGTATTCCCGCTGCATATCGAAGCTGCCCCCGCCGAGCTGCGGGATATCACGCCCGAGCGCGCGGTTGCCATTCTCGACATGTTCGACGCCGAGGAAGTCGATTCCGGCTTCGCGACCCTGCGCCGCGTTACCGGCGTCGCCAAGGCGCACGGGGTTGTCGATGCTGTCAAAGAGGCGTTGGATAACGGACTCGATAAAGTTGTTCTTATGCACTGGCATACGGAGGTGGGTGAAATCCTCCGCAACGGTCTTTATTCGTATGGTGTTGTAGGTATTGACGGCTCGACGCCAGCCACCAAACGACAAGCGCACGTCGAGGCCTTCCAGAGCGGCGGTGCCCGCGTGTTTGTCGGCCAGATCATCGCTGCCGGGGAGGCTATAGACCTCTCGTCTGCGTGCGAGCTGTGGTTCGTCGAGCCGTCAATCGTCCCTAAAGACATGGCGCAGGCCGCCATGCGTATCACGAATCATTCGCAGAAGCGCCAGGCGCTTGTGCGTGTGTGCGCGGCAGCGAACACCATAGACGAACAGTCCATGGAAATTCTGACGCGTAAGGTCAAAACCATCAAACAGATTATGGAGAAATAGATGCCTGTTACTATTACGATCACGGCCGACACTGCCGGAGACGCCCTGCGCGAGCTTCGGGAAATGAGCTACGCCAGCGTTCCGACCATCACTATCGCGGCAAAAACCAGCGACGCGGGGCCCACCCAAGAACAGGTCGACGCCGCGGCTGCCCGCGTCAACGCGGCGGAAGCGACGCCCCCTGCCCCGGCTGCCGAATCGGCGAAAGAGAAAAAGCCCCGCGCCAAAAAAGAAGCCGCGCCCAAGGCCGTGCCTGACGCCCCGGACGCCGCCACCGCCGCGCAGGATGACGCCGACGAGGCTGAAGAGAGCACCGCGGCGCTGACGATCGACAGCGTCAAGAACGCCTCGCGCGCCTACATCACGAAGTTCGGTATGGAGCACGCCCAGAACGACTTAATGGTCGTCCTGAAAGGCGCGATCGGCGTCGACCGTATAAGCATGATACCGGCCGATGCTTCGCAGGACGTGCTCGCGAACGCCATAAAGGCCTTCGAAACCGCCGCAGAAACCAACCCGTACAACCGGCCGGTCGTCGCGCCGAAGGCGGCGTAACGTGGCTCAAAAACGCTCAAAAGAAGTCGATATAGCCGTCAAGAAGCTCTACGCCAAAATGGCGACCAGGGCGGCAGAGCGTTCGCTCGTGCAGGTCAGCTTAGGCGACATGCGCGGCGCAGACGATACTGTCGGCTGGGTCACCGAATGGCTGGAGTGTGCAGGCGCCGACGCGACGAGGAACTACTTCAATGTCTAACAATCACGGAGAGCGCGCACACGCTACGTGGTCGGCTTCGTCGACGGCGAGGAACTGGAACTGCGCGGGGGCGCTCGCGCTCACCGAGCAGGTCCAGCACCTCGACAAAGAAAGCGAGGCGGCGGCCTGGGGTACAGCATGCCACCAGATTTCCGAAAGGTGCTTGCGGAACGGTCAGGACGCCGTCGAATACATAGGCCGGATCGAGAAGACCAAAGAACACGAGTTTGAGGTCGACGAGGAAATGGCCGAGACGGCGCAGGTTTACGTCGATTACGTTCGTGAGCGCGTCGGCAATATCGGCAGCCTCGACGCGGACCCGGCACCTGGCGTTCGTCATCCCGCGCTCTATATTGAGCAACGCTTCAGCCTTGAAAAGCTGAAACCGCCGTTCGATGCCGGCGGTACGGCTGACGCGGTCATTTACTTTCCGGCGGAAGAACTGCTGGAGGTAATCGACCTCAAAGGCGGCCGCGGTGTCGTGGTGGACGTGACGGAGAACAAGCAGCTCCGCACCTACGCCCTCGGCGCCGTGCTCGCCAACCCCGGCCTTGCTGTTTCCCGCGTACGCTCGACGATCGTGCAGCCGCGCGGAAAGCACAATGACGGGCCGATAAGGTCGGAAGAGTTCCACGTATCCGACCTTATGGAGTGGACGGCTGAGCTGCTGGAGGCGATGAACCGCTCTGCGGCGGCCTGCGCTGCATACGCGCAGATCACGGGCGAGATCGCCCGTGAAGCGTGGGCGGCAAAGCACCTGAAAGCGGGCGATCACTGCAAGTTCTGCCCGGCCGCCGGGTTCTGCCCGGCGCTGGAGAAGAAGGCGTTTGACGCGGCCGGGTTCTTCTTTAACGACGAGAGCGAACCCGTGCTGTCGAACACGCCTGCCGATCTGTCGCCTGAGAGGCTGGCGGCCGTGCTCGACGCTGCCGATCTCATACAGGACTACCTCAATGCCTGCCGCGGCCTCGCTCACTCGCTGGCCGAGTCGGGTATCCCCGTACCGAACTACCAGCTCGTCGACAAGGTCGGCCGGCGCCGCTGGAAAGACGAAGATGAGGCCCGTACGGCCTTGTTCCTCGACGCCGACCTGACGGACAACGACGTCTTTAACCGGAAGCTGAAAACGCCGCCGCAGATCGAAAAGGTGCTGGGCGCAAAACGCAAGCACGTCCTTAAAGACCTGATAGAGACGCCGATTACGGGCACGAACCTCGTGCGCGTAGACAAGACGACACGCCCGGCCGCGGTGGCCGCCGTGAATAAACACTTTGATAAAATCGACTAGGAGAAAAGACTATGCTTTTACACTCGAATACCGTTATGTCCCAAGAAAACGCCAAAGCCGCGTGCATGGGCGCAGCCGAAAGCAACGGCCTGTCTGGCGTCGGCCGTCCCCGCACGATCAACGTCGTCTACGCGAGCCTACAGAAGCGCCGCGAAGAGCAGGAAAAATACCGGCAGGAAAACCTGTTCTGGGACGAGGTCAACAAGCTGCGCAACGAGAACGGCTCCGCGCTTGAGGCCCTGTGCGACGTGCTCGACAAGGTGATCGAAGAGAACGCCGAACTGCGCCGGATGATCGACCGTGTGGACGCAAGCAGCATGCTTGCGCACAAAACGGGCATTGGTCTGACGCTGCGCCTCGACAACCTCGACGACCGCGTCTTCGCGATCACCAAAAAGAAGTAATCCACCCTACGCCATAACTTTACAGGAGTACAAAACATGGCTCGTTCTGAAGACTTAAAAACACCCCTCGCCCGTCTCGCCTTCACGCAGGACTTGTTCAAGGCCCGCGCGCAGGAAGCAGGCAAACCGCCCAAATACGGTTGCACCCTGCTCTACGCTAAAACCGACAACCTCGACGCTCTGCGTCAACTGGCTGTCAGTGTCGCCGTTGCCGAATGGGGCGACAAAGCCGTTCAGTGGATCAAGGACGGCGTTATCAAAAACCCGTTCCTCGACGGTGACGGCCCCCAGGCTATCAGCAAAAAGTCAGGCGAACGCCACCCCGGCTTTGCAGGGTGCACGTTCATCCGTGTCGGTTCCGGCGAAGACTTCAAACCGAAGATTTTCGACAAGAAGTTGAACCCGATCACCGACCCGGAAGCCTGCTATAGCGGCTGCTACGGCTACCCCGTCCTTAACGCCTACACTTGGGAAAACGAAAAGAACGGCAAGGGTATCTCGTTCGGTATTTCCATGATTCAGGTCGTCAAAGACGGCGACCGCCTGGGCGGTACTGGCGGCCCCGATCCGACCAGCCACTACGAGACGATCGCAGACGAGGGCGCAGCGCCCGCGGCTACGAAGACAGGCGCCGGTGCTGCCGGTTTGTTTGCCTAAGTATGATTTGACGACAGACGGCGGCCTACACGGGCCGTCGTCTTCGGCGAGGAGGCGCGGAAGGGGTTTGGGTGGTTATGCACCCAATAGGCGCACGAGGGCCGCAAGGCCGCCCCTATGCACGCGACGCGCCTCCTCACCGAAGACGATAACGCCTTCAACAACAGAGGAGAAAAACCATGGCCGAAGCAGGTCACAATAGCGGCATTGATGCCGAAAAACTGAACGCCTTCTACCAACGTATCGAGCGGCTGGAAGAAGAGAAAGCCGCGCTGGCTGAAGATATCAAAGAGCTTTATGCCGAAGCCAAGGCGAACGGCCTTAATACGAAAATAATGAAGATCGTCGTTCGGCGCCGCAAAATGGAAGCCGAAAAGCGCCGGGAAATGGACGCGCTGGTCGAAGTTTATGAAGGGGTCTTCTCATGACCGGGAAGCCGTTTCATATCGTCGACGACGGCTTCGTCATCCTGCGCAGCAAGGGCGTGTACCGGCAGGCAAAACTGTACGAGCGCGATGACGTGCTCTACGCCGGGCTTGGCTCTGGCTTCATAAAGCTGCACCCGAAAAACGGCACGTCAGCGCCTTCAGTGTCGTGGCTGGAGGTGTCGCACCAGTTCGAGCAGATCGGGATTTGCGATCTGAAGCTGTCGGACCGCGCGAAAGCAAAAGCGAAACGGAGCGCAGCATGACCGCAGAGCACCAGCTAGAACGCATTCACGCCGCCGGCCTCAAGGTCGACGTCGCATACGAAGCCTTCGGGGTAGAGCGCTGGCAGGTATTGCTGCGCCCTAAAGACGAAGCAAAGCCGCTGCCAAACTCCGGCGGAGGCGCCACGCTGGCCGAAGCCTTGGCCGACGCGCTGGCGAACAACACCAACGACGACACGCAACCGACGCTCAAGGGCGTATTCGATTAAGGGGGACTACAATGTTATCGACAGCCGTTATGAAAGAGAAAATCGCGCAGAAGAACAAGCCGCGATCCCGTACCGGGCAGATCATGCTGCGCACGCACTACGAAATGACGTGGGATATCGACGCCGTGTATATCGCAGCGCTCGGCCGCTGGATTCTCTACCGCTGGTCCGACATGCGCCGCAGCGTGCGGAGCTTTGCCCGCGCAGGTGACGCCCGGCACGCCTTCTTTGAAGGGACGTATGATTTTATGGAGGAAAAATTTTGTAGGGCTTGTCTGATTTAGTATTGACTATGCCCTACAATCGCCATACAAATGCAGTACGTTGAAACGAACACGAGAAAGAAGAATAGATATGGGAATGTACACCGAGCTACTGCTCAACGCTAAACTCGTCAGCGACGTACCTACTGACGTTCTGGCCGTATTCGAGCATTTATTCAATGGTGGCGCGCAGCCGGCCGCCCTGCCCGACCATCCATTTTTCAGGGCTGATCGCTGGAACCTGATCGGCCGCTGCTCCTCCCACTACTTTCAGCCGCACAGCACGAGCAATATGCGCTTCAACGATACTGCGCAGCAGTGGTTCATTTTGTCGCGGTCTGATCTCAAGAACTACGAGGACGAGATTGACCTGTTCATGCAGTGGGCGATGCCGTACCTCGACGAAAGCGAAGGTCAATTCGTGGCGTACTCGCGCTACGAAGAAGACAACGAGCCTAAGCTGTACTTTAAACCGCAGCAGGCGGTGCAATAATGTCAACTCAAGTCCTTACTTGCGTGCTTGTTATATGCGTCGGTCTGTCGAGCGTGATTATCGGTTTCGAGCTGGGCGACGAATCCGGCTACTACCGCGGCAAGTCCGAGGTGTATTCCGGCATGTTCGACCGGAACGCCGCGCTCGCGGAGGCGCTGCAATGACCGACGACACAAAAGAAGACCCGCTGCTCATACTCGCCGGGAAGCTGTCTTCCTACAATTTCGCCACGCAGCACCCTGACGTAGCCTTAGCCTGGCTGAAAGAACACCAGGCCGAGTTGATAGCAGCGTTTGCCGTCGACAGCGACGTGCTGACTGCCGCGCTCAAGAACCTGCCGCACGATAGCGACAGATACGCCGTGTTCTCTGCGTTCTGCGGCTCGTGCGGATCGCTAGACCCTTACTGCAAGTGTTGGAACCATGAATAGAGAAACCACCGACCCGCCGCCTGAACTGAGCATGACCCCCCAATTTTCTGAAATTCTGAAGCGGGCGGAAGAAGCCTTAGCGCAGTGTATTGATAATTTATACAGCACCGGGCTCAACTTGGTTGACTGCGAGCAAGCCCTGTCCGACCTCCGCCGCTGTGAGATTGTGGAAGTGTCGCCCATCGGAAACCCGAATAGTCGTTACGGCCATCAATACAACTGCGGCTATCTATCCGGGGCCAATGACATGAAGGACCACCTCACCGCCACCAACATCACGCTTGTGCGCGTGAAGGGGGATGAATGAGCGATTTGTCCGTAGAAGCGCAGGTAGTTATCGGCGGCTTCTTCAGTATTTTAATAACGACTGAACTATCATTTAAGCGGCCTTGGGTTATTCATCCGAAGATGCGCAAAGGGCTTGATGATCTGGTAGACGCGGGATACTTGACCGTGGAGAAGTTCAACAAACACAGCGGCACCATGATATGGAGGCCGACTGAAAAACTGAAATCAGAAAACCCAAAGGTTAGTAGGGCTTTCATGGAACAGCACAGTTTTCCAGTAATGGACGAGACGCAACCGAAACCGAAGAAGGCTTTAAAATGACCCCCTCACCCCCATCGGGCGACGATTTGATGCCGGACTGGATAGCGAACGCGCAGATCGACAAGATTTGCAGCATGGCACTGGATGAAGAGGACGGTAAGGCTTGCGAGGCTTATCTGCGCCGCGCTCTGGCAACTATTCAGGCCATAAACGCAACCCGCACCCCCTCTCCCGCCGTGCTCGGTAGCACCCCCGCAATCGCGGACAGCGCGGCGGAACGGGCGGAGGCTTTGGCTGCACTTGAGCGGCTGCGTTCACGTTGCCGTTCACACGCTAAAATAAGCAACAGCCCAGAAGACATGCAGGACTGGATTGATCGGGATGCTGCGAAAGTACTGGCTTGCCTGACCGCCAGCGCACCGAAAGAGCCGGAGGGGCCTACACAGGAAGAACTGCGGCTTGGCAAGCTGATCGACCGCGCCGTGAAAGCGTATTACGACGATGGCGATGCGGATTTTATGTGCAACATCCTTGAGGGGAAATTCGCCTCCCCGCAATACGAAGGAGAAAAATGATGGGTGAAAACCCGAGAAGCGCCTCGCTGGCGTATGTGATTTGGGAAATAGAACAGGACTGCGCCAATTTCGTGCTTGGCAGTAAGTGGAGCAAAGCACTGACGTTCTTGAAAAAATATCAAAAACTTACGGAAGGTAGCGCACCCTCTCTCGCTGTGAACGATGAGGTTAACAGGCTCAGATTGCAGATAGCCAAGGCCGCGCTTTGCATCATGGAAAATCCTTATAAGGCCATAAACGACACCCTGTGGCTTTCCGAGAAAGGTCTAGCGCCGACACTGTTTGAACATCTAGTCGGTGAACTTGATTGCGAAATGGATGGAACGCATGAGGACCAAGTAGCAGCCCTAAGAAAGTACATCGCAACCCGCACCCCACCCACTCCCGCACCAGTAGCGGAAGGGCCGGGGCTGGAGGAGTTGCTGGCCGCGCTGACAGACGGAATTAAATTTGCCGAACTGTGTAAGTTGCCGGATGGTGGCTGGAAGTTCCGAGCGTACAAGGAAAGGCTAGAACCTCACGCGTACGGCGAAGGAATCACCCCCACCGCCGCCGTCCAGAGCGCCCTCGCGCAAGAGGGGGAGTGATGGAAATGATCTGCATAATGTGGGTCTGTATAGTTTTAGCGATAATCGTAGACATGATGAGGACACCATGACCACCCCGACACCGCACACCACGGATTTAGAGGAAGTACGCGATGAAGTTATTCAAATACTGAACAAGGCCCGCTGCTTTCCGCAGGGTCGAGTTGTCGGTAACTATGAACTGTGCGGACTTATATTAGACCACCTCGCCCAGCGCGGGATGATTGGGCAGGGGTGGCAGGATATTGCGACTGCGCCGAGGGATGGGACGGAGATTCTAGTTATCTGGCGTGGAAAAGTACGGATGGCAAAATACAATAACAAGCCTCGCCGGGACGCGCATAGCAACTGGTTTATTTATCATTCTTCCTATTACCAATCGCATGTAGTCGGAGGCCCAGAAGTATGGCAACCCCTCCCCGCCCCCACCGCCGCCGTTCGTAACGCGATGGAGGAAGGGTGATGGGAATAACGATAACATTGGGCTGGTGGCTCATACCCGCAGTAAATAGCGTCCTTGGTTTTGCGTGGGCGTGGCAGAAGGATTTTCAGGATTATCAGGGAGGTGGCATGTTCCCGTGGCCGCCGACCAGCTTCTTTGCGACTATCCCGGCTGTCTGCTGGATGCTTCTGAACTGGCTTGTTTACTTCATTATTTTTTAAGGACCGTGACAATGGATAAAGACAAAGCAAGGGCGGCGGTGGAATGGTTGGATAATGGTACAAGGATTATAAATGAATACGCCGGAACACATAATTTTCCAGATGCGGATAAGTCCGTATTAGAAATACACAATACGTTGCGCGACAGTATCCGCTTCATCATCGAAGGCGGGGATGAGACGAGTGTTGTGGTGCCGAGGGAGCCGACTAAGGAAATGCTAGAGCGCGGCTGTGATGCTTGGTGCGCAGAAAGCATGAGAAATGACAGCCACGGTGTCAAAGATTCCACGTACATTCCGGTGTGGAACGCCATGATAGCCGCGCACGAAAAGGAGAAAGCATGACCCCGCAAGACGCGCCCGATGCTCCACGCACCAAGGAAGAATGGCAACGGTATCTGATGAAACAGGCGATGGAACGCGCCAGACTGTACGAAAAATGGAGGCCGAAATGACCGATAAAGCGCCCGATGCGATGCCGGAACGTATGATTTAACGACAGACAAGGACTAACGCAATGAAAGTACCTAAACCTATAAAAGAAGAGCTGGAGAAATACAGCCTCGATTACACGATCGTGCAGGGCAAAAAGCACTACAAGCTATACGTTGACGACCAGCTGTGCGCCGTCTTCTCGATGGGCACAAGCACCGGCGGCCCTAACGGATTTAAAAACGTCGTCGGCGCTATACGTCGCGCAGCACGGCAGAAGAACGGAGCGCCGGCGTGAAACTGTACCGTATCCGCCGCATAGATGACGGTAAGTTCTTTGCCGGCTTTCTGGCGCCGTGGACAGAGCGCTATCGCGGCACCGCGCGCTGGTACGCCAAAGGTACGTTCTACAGCCGTATTGACACTGTTGTCGGTCACCTTGAATCGCTGGCGAGCGATTGGCGATTCGACAGCCCCCGGCGCTACTCCTCGGCGCTGCGCAAAATCGTAAAATTTTATCCTGAACGTCTCGACCTGTACGAAGTCGTTATCAACGACGTTACGCTTATTGGCGAGAATATCATACCTGCTGCCGACCTGGTGACGCATAATGCAAGCTCTTAAAATCGACTTTGAAACCGCGTCTGACGTCGACCTGAAAGCGCGCGGCGTCTACAACTACATGCGCTCGCCGCTGACGCGGCCCCTGTTCGCCTGGTGGCAGATCGGCGACGGGCCGCTGTACTACTGGCACCCCTCACAACCCTGCCCTCCCGCGATCGTCGCGCACATTAAAAACGGCGGTTACGTCAAAGCCCATAACGCCGGGTTCGAGCGCCTGCTTATGCAGCTCGTGCTTACGCCGCGCTACGGCTGGCCGACGATCAGGACTGAGCAGTTTATATGCACGGCGGCCACCGCTGCCGCCCTCTCCCTCCCGCGCGATCTGGCGGGGCTTGGCGACGCGCTGGGTTTAGCGATTAAGAAGAACAAGGACGGCTGGCGCCTGATACGCCTGTTCTCCCTGCCGCGGCCGCCGCGCGAGGGTGAAGACCCTGCCGGCGTGTACTTCAATACGCCTGACGAGCTCCCCGAAGACTGGAAGAAATTTCAGGATTACGGCCGTGACGACGTCATCGTCGAAGCCGACGCCGATACGCGCATGGTGCCGCTGCGCACCGAATGCCAGGACGCCTATTGGCGCAGCGAACGGATCAACGATCGCGGTATCCGCATTGACGTCCGCTCGGCGATCGCCGCGATCAAACTGGCCGGCGAAGCCAAGCTGCGCCTTAACAACGCCATGAAAGAGGCTACCGGCGGCGCCGTCACGGAATGCACGCAGGTTAAAGCGTTAACCGAATGGGTAGAGAGCCAGGGCGTCACCATGGTGTCTGCTGCCAAGGCCGATATTGAAGACCTGCTGGAGTGCGACGACCTGCCGGAGCGCGTGCGCCGCGCCGTAGAGCTGCGGCAAGAAGCCGCGAAGACGTCCGTATCCAAACTGTCAACATTCCTTGAGCGCGCAGGCGACGACCATCGCGTCCGCGGCGCCTTCCTGTTCCGCGCTGCCGGCACCGGCCGCTATAGCTCGACCGGCGCGCAAATGCACAACCTCCCCCGTCCACGAAAGGAATTTGGCGATGCTCACCTTGACTTACGAACACTGTTTTCCACGATCCGCGAAGGTGACCCGGACAGGCTTAGAGCCGTTTATGGTGACGATCTCGGTAAACCGCTCTGGTTACTCTCCGACGCTATTCGTGGCTTCCTGTGGGCTGCTCCCGGTCACGAACTGCTTGTCGCGGATTATGCCGGAATAGAGGGCGCCGTCGCGGCGTGGTTTGCCGGCGAAGACTGGAAGGTCAAGGCGATGTTCGACCTGATCGACAATCCCGCCCTGCCCGACCTGTACCGGCGCGCGGCGGCCGGCATTTTCAACACGACACCGGACCTGCTGACGAAGAAAGACCCGCGCCGCCAGGTCGGCAAGGTGTCCGAGCTGTCGCTGCAATACCAGGGCGGCGTCGGCGCGTTCCGCTCCATGGCCCGTAACTACAGCCTGAAGATCGACCCCGTATTCGAACCCGTCTGGGAGGCCGCCGGCGAGGAGCGCCGCGAGCGCGCCACCAAACGTTACGACGAGTGCCTTGCCCGCAACGAAATCACGACGCAGCAGCTTACGAAGCGCGAATGGATAGCGGCCGAGCTGGTAAAACTGGGTTGGCGCGAGACGCACCCTGCGATCGTCGCCGCGTGGAAGCTGCTTGAGAACGCAATGTTTCAAGCCGTGATGTATCCCGGCGAAGTCGCCACGGTGCTGAAATCCAAATATGTCGTCCGTCACGGCTTCCTGTGGTGCATGCTGCCCTCTGGCCGCTGCCTTGCGTACGGCGCGCCGCGAATCAGCGCTGTGGAAGTGCCGTGGGCCGACAAGACGCAGGAACCGGAACAGCGCGAGAAGAAAGACACCGTCACCGTGATCGGTACGGTGCAGGTCGGCGAGAAGTCTGTGCGCATGCGCTACGCCCTCTACGGCGGCCTTGCGTTCGAGAACATCGTGCAGGCGATCGCGCTCGACCTGCTCGAGAACGGGATCATGCAGGCGGAGAAGCATGAATACCCCGTGATCGGCCACGTCCACGACGAGATCATAACCGAAGTGCCGAAGGGTTGGGGTGACGTCGCGCAGTTCGAAGAGTTGATCTGCGAGCTTCCGGGCTGGGCTGACGGCCTGCCGCTGACAGCGTCGGGGTGGCGGGGCAAGCGTTATCGCAAAGATTAAAATTTGTATGATACGCGGTTGACATTTGACCTACAAACGCCCTACATTCAATACATCGACAACACGGAGCAAAACACCCCATGAATACCGACACTGACGCGGCCCGCAAAATTCTGGACAACGGGCCAAAGACCTCTATTCGCTGGTCGCGCGAACTGCGGGCGCGGATCGAGCGGATCGCCAACAAAGAGCTGCGCACCAACGCCAACGCCGCCACGGTGCTGGTGATGATCGGCCTCGTGCAGAAAGAAAAAGAGCACGGCTTCTACGGCGTGCCTGTAGAGCTGGCGCCGGCAACCGGGGGCGACGATGACGATAACTAAAACCTGCCTTATTACGTTCCTTGACGGCGCTTCGAAAGAAGTCGATTTCACCGGCATGGCGGGCTGCCCGCACCCTGATTTCGTGTGCTTCATGCTGCCGGGCAAGAAAGAGTTTCACCTCAATCTGACGGGCGTGCTGTCGATGGATTTTTCGCCGCTCGAAAAAGCCACGCCTGACCTCATCCTGCCGCACTGAAGGGCCGCGCCATGACCTCGCTTGACGATCTGCGGGCTGCTTTCCCTGCGCTGGGTTTTGCGGTCTACGCCTATGCGCCCGGCGGTGTCGTGACGCTCGAGGTGCTGGACGGCGATAATACATTTACGTTCCAAGGTCTGACGCTGACGGCGGCCATACACAGCGCGTTTCCGCCGCCCGCCCCCGCGCCTGAACCTCCGCCGCCTGAGCCAGAGCAGGCGCAGCCCAAGCCGACTGTATTCGACTGACAAGCACCCCCTACCAGAAGATCACAATGGCCGCCCAGGATTCAGCTTTCACTAAATTTTGGAAACTCGGGTACAAGAACCTTGTGCCTGTTGTTCCGCCTGACGCGCAGGTAAGCCCGGCGTCGTCACTGGCAAAGCGTCCTGGTGCACGCGGCAAGGCTGTCGGTATAAAGGGGCGTGACGGCCTGTGGCGCGGTTACGACTGGCTTCGCGCAGAGCCGGCCACGGAACAAGACCTGTCGAGCTGGGCCGCCATGGGCGCTGGCGTCGGTATCCGCACGGGGCAAGGTATAGTAGCCCTCGATATAGACACGCTGGACGAGGCGACGGCGCAGAGGGCTGAAGACTTGGCCCACGCGGTATTCGGTACGTCAGCCGCCCCTGTGCGCTTCGGGCGCTGGCCTAAAAGGCTCCTCGTCCTGCGCGTCACGGAGCCTGTGCCGTATCAACGCATAGAGTTCCAAGGCGCTGACGGCAAGAACGAGCGTATTGAATTATTATCTGACGAGCGGCAATTCGTCGCCGACGGTATCCACGCCACGACAGGGAAACCCTACGCCTGGCGCGCCGGGGACGTCACACCCCTCGCTGACGTCCCCCTCGTCACGCAGGCCCAGATCGACGCGTATTTCGCGGCCCTCGCGGCCCAGCTGCCAGCAGCCGTGCGCGCCGAGCATAAGACCGCGGCTGACAGGGGTAATATCAATCAGGAAACGCTTACGGGTGATATTGAACATGTTCGCAACGCTGTGGCCGCCCTCCCTAACAACTCAAAACTTTTCCCCGCCTACGATGATTATATTCGGATCGGCGCGGCTATCAAGGGCGCAACACAGAATGACCCTGCCGCCGGCCTCGATCTGTTTCTATCCTGGGCGCTGCGCTGGGAAGACGGCGCTAACAGTCCTGAAGTAGCAGCAGCGGACTTCCGCCGGATCAAACCACCCTACGAGCTGGGCGCGCGCTATCTCTACGATATGGCGGCCATGCACTCGGGCGGAACCTACACCGGTGCCGAGGCGTGGTTTCAGCCGATCGAAGACGCGGACGATCCTTTTAGCGTCGCAGAGCGCGCAAACCAAGCCTCCAGCGTTACGTCAACGAACACGAAAACGTATAAGTTCCTGTCCTTCGCAGAAGCCGGTGCTCTCGCTCTGAAAGACGGCGCAAAGCCGCTCATTAAGGGATTACTCGATCAAGGCGCCATGACGATCCTCTACGGCGAGAGCAACGTCGGTAAGACGTTCGTCGCTATGGATATCGCGTTCCACATCGCCCTTGGCAAACCGTATGCCGGCCTGCGCGTCACGCAGCAGCCTGTCGTTTACGTCGCCGCAGAAGGCGGCTCAGGGGTGCGCAAGCGTATTGCCGCCCTCATAGAGCATTACGGGCAGGGCGTCACCAGCGCCCCGCTCTTGGTCCTGACGACGCCTGTAAACCTTTTGAAAGAAGACGCGGACCTTAAGCCCTTGATTGCGGCCATGCAGGCCATGGAGCCTAAACCCGGCCTGATAGTGCTCGACACGCTCTCCCGCGTGCTGGCCGGCGGCGACGAGAACTCGAGTACAGACATGGGCGCGCTCGTAAAGCATTTCGATATTCTGCGCTCGGCGCTGGGCGCTCACCTGCTGGCCGTTCACCACACAGGCAAGGACAGGGCGCGGGGCGCACGCGGTCACTCCCTGCTCCGCGCGGCTACGGATACAGAGATCGAAGTCGCTGACAACGTTATTGGCGTAACCAAGCAGCGCGATCTCGACAAGAGCTTTGAAAGCGGCTTTACGTTGGCCCCTGTAGTCCTGGGTATGGACGCGGACGGCGACCCTGTATCGTCGTGCGTCGTGCAGCTGTGCTCCGTGAGTGAGACGGTGGCCGTACAAGGGCGTATGACGCCGTCCGAGATTATCGTCATGAATACACTCGACGCCATGGTCGTTGCGGGCGGTCCGTATGCGGGCGGCGTGCCGGTAAAAGACCTGCTGGCGCAGATCGAAAAGGACGGCGTGTCCGATATGAACGGGGAACAACTACGCAATTATCTGCGCTCGATGGAAGGCAAAGCCCTCGTACATAGGCCGGGACGCGGGCTGTGGGCTGTACGCAGACAAGGACAGCATGTCCATTTCGTGGAAGAAAATGACAATATTATGTCAGAAAATCCGGTAAATTCCGGTAGCGAAAAAGAGGGGCAGTTACCGAATCGAAAAACGGCTTCGGTAGAATCTGGTAACGCAAATCTACCGAATGTTTTTGATTGATTTCAACGCGTTACGGGCAAACGGTAAAAAGCGGTAAAATACGGTAAGCCTCGCCGGAACCCAAATGGTAAAACGGTAACCACTATATAGGTTACCGTTTACCGTTTCCGCACTCACCCCCTGGTACCAGATTGTAGAAATGAACCTGAACGCATAAGACAGTTTGTCTTGCCCCTCCCCTGTATGGGCCGAAGTAAAGTTGAGCACCGCCGCGCCCGGTTTTTATTTTCGTGCGCCGCTGCGTAAATATTCGCAGCGCAAAATTTGTCTAAACGTTTTTAGCGTTCATGCGCCATATCGTGCGTAGCGCGCCCCTCACGCCGCGCCTCCGGCACGGCCGGCGCCAGGATGCGCTGCGGCGCGCCGCCGCCGCCCCGCCCGGGTCACTTTGCGCAGGCGGCCCGAGAAAGACCCGCCCGGCGCTGCGCTGCGGCCCGCCCCTTCGTTCGCTATGCGCTTGTGGTGCCCTGCCTGCTATCCCCCTACAGGGAAAAATCGCGGCGCTGTAGGGGCGTTTATGGCGCGCCCGGCGACGCATAGAAAAAAGCCCTGCACATTTCTGCGCAGGGCTCAAGTTTGCCGTTGCTGAAGGATCAACGGCGCAAGGTATTAGTGGCGGCGCAAAGCAGCAGGCCGAATATGACGCCTATAGCACGGCTTATGGCGTAGAACAGCAGCGAGGCTATGCAGGCGGCAAGGATGAAAAGCCAAATCATGGCGCGCCCCCTTTCGCTTTGTCGATTGCGGCGTCGATCACGTTACGCAGGTACTCGCAGTCCTTGGTGTCCATGTCCGGCGATATACCTTTACGAAGGTTGACTAGCGCGTCCAGCAATTCCGGCGCGGCGGCAATCAGGCGTGAATTACCTATGGCCTGTTCTGGCAGCACTAAAGGTTGGTCCGTGCGCGCGACGGCGTGATAAAACGGCTTGCCGCCGTCTGTAGGGGTATATAACGCTTGAACATAGGGGCCGCCGTCTGTAGTCCAAGGCCCCGGCGTGTGTTTTGGTTCGTTCATGGCTGTTTTTCCTTATGCCTGTTTCGCAAGGTTACAAAACGCGCGGTAATACTCCATGCCGCCCCGGTATGTGTCGCAGCGCATTTTATCAATTAAATTACCGCCGGAGTCGCGGGCTTGCGCTACATACCATACGCCGCATTTTTCAAAACTGGCATAAGCTCCGTTTTTAAACTCTTTTATCTTCATAGCTCAATATCCTTTGCAGTTATCAGGGGTTAACTTCATGGCGGCCTGTTCTGCCGTCGTGAACGTGTCAATGCGGCGGCACAAATCGCGCGTTATGCCTGCATAGGCAGAACAGGCGATAAAAACGCAAAGTGTGGCGAAAAATAAAATGGCGCGGATCATGATTGCACCTCGTCAAGCACGATTAGCGAGTCTTTGTTTTCCGGCACATGTACCGCGCGCACGTCGTCGATTTTACCTTCGCCTCGTTTCCGCATTGCTTGCGCGCTAGCTATCGCCGCCGCTGCGCTTTTTTCAAGCAGCGTCAACGGGCCGAGTACGCGGTCGACCCAAACCACTGCGAATATTTCAGGTTTGGTCATGATTGCACCTCTTGCGTTAAGTCGACGTCATAGTTGCGCTTGCCATCCCATAGCTTGCCATGGCCGACCAGCTGCACGGATACGGTGCGGTTAAAGCTTGCGACTATCTGCCCGCCGCTGCCGTACATATTTTTGAAGTTTATGGTTATGCACGGGCTGCCGTCGTATTCGCGGACCTCGGAAATAACGCCTTCGTAATTGCTGTTTTCCCAAGCCTCCACTTTGCGCTTGTGGTGCGCGGGCGGTTTTGGCGCGGCGTCATAGACGCGCACACGTTTGTTTAGCAGGAATGAAAAATCGTGGTTCATGGTTACGCCCTCCGCACAAAAACTAGACGGCCCTCGATAAGTAGAATTTCGCGCGAACGGTCGCCGAAATTATCCCATTCTTGCGGCGTACATTTCACCCATTCGCGCCCGTCTTGCGTTGTGTAGGTAGCAGGCTCTTGCGCCTGCGGTTTTGCGTCAATATTCATGGTTAATCCTTCATTTTGGTTGTTTTTGTTTGTCGACAATTCATACAGGCGCGCCGCAGAACGGCGCGCCTGTAGCTGGTTACGCGGCGATTTTGATTTTCTGCATTTCCTGCGCCAGTGTGAAAAGCGCCCGGTTAAGGTTTACATTACCGTCAATGGAATTAACGGGGCGGGTTTGGCGGCGCGCCTTGTAATTCCCCCGGTCGTCGCGGTCGATATAGGTAACACCGCCCTTTGTCAGATTTTCTTGCACCCGGTTAAAGGTCCGCCAAACGTCTGCGCCTTCATCTGCGCTGCGGCGGATTGCGTTAATCTGTTGCGCCTGCAACGGGTTTTTGCCCTCTTCAAAGCGCAATTCTGCGGCGGCCAAAGCAAAGGCCTCTTGTTCGTCGCGGTGCAGGGTTATGGCTTTCATGTTGTCGACAACGGTATCAATAGCCGCGCCGTCTTTAATCACTTCATACGCGCCTTCAATAACATCGTTCACCACGTCGCCTTTGTGCGGTATGCGCAGCATTTGCGCGACACCGTCAGGCATTACCAGACCGTTAGAGCACACGAGACGGAAAAGCCCGCTCATGAGTTGGTAAGCGCTTGTGCCGTCGTGTGCGTTTACAAGAACCAGTTCGCGCACGCTATCACCGACTTCCCGTTCGCCATCACGGCGCAAACGAATCAGGTGTTTTGTGAAACCACGTTTTTCAACATCACGACTGCCACCTTGGCGGACTTCGTACGGCATAAAGCCTTCCTGGCGCAAACCGTTGATAACGTCGATTGTGGGAATGTAGGTGAATTTATCGCTGCGGCTGTTGTGCTTTTCACGTGCGAAAATGGCAGGCGAGGCTTTAAACAATGTTTCATCGTCCATTGCTGTTTTAGAACGAGCGATAACACCGCCTGAACCGAAACGAGCGATACGGGCGGAAGATACAGATTGTACGTTGTACATGGTTAGGTTTCCTTCAGTTGTGGGCCGCGCTTGATTGCCAGCCTCAATACGAATGTAGGGCATTTGTAGGGCATTTGCAAGTATCATCATACAGAATGTCATACAGAATTATTGCTTTAGTTTTGCACTTTGATATAATCCTGTAATATCAATGGTTTCGGAGGATAGCTTTTTCATGCCTTCAAAAAGAGGGACTTTCACGCCGCAGGAAACAGCGTTTATACGCAACATGGCGGCGAGCGGCGACGCAACGGGAAGCGCTAGAATCGCGGGTTATGCCTCACCGACGGCAAGCGCTAGCCAAGCTCTGGCGCGGCCTGCGATACAAGCCGAGATAGCGAAAATACAGCAAGAGCGAATCACAAATGAATTGCTGCCTATGGCCGTTGACACGCTGCGGCGCTTAATGACCGATACGCGCGTGCCAGCAGGCGCGGCGCTAGGGGCCGCTAAAGAGGTACTAGCGCGCGGCCTTGGCCCAGAGGGCGGGACAAGCAAGCCCGCGCATGAAATGACAGGGGAAGACATTGCGCGCGCCCTTGACGAGCTACGGCTTGAGGCTGCCCGGCGCAGCGGGCAGGTAATTGACGTAACGCCAGTTGCGCAGGATGATAGCGGCGTATTCAGCTAGCAATACTGGCAACATGCTGGCAAGTACACTAGCTAACACATTGATATAACGTGAATGATAACAGTCTATCGTAGACTGTTCACCGCCCGCCTGCCCCTGCTGCGGCCCGCCTGCACCCCTGCCCCACGGCCCGACGGTCGAAGCAAAAGCCGTGTCGGCTGTCCATACAAATTTCCGCCCCGGGAGCAACTCGGACATATTGTCCTGACGCCCCTACAGCCCCGCAGAACCGCAGAACCGCCAGAACTGGCAGCCCCGCAGAACCTAAAGACCCTCCCGCCCCGCTTGCCAAAACCTACAGTCTGCCCTACACTTCAGACAGGCGCCGACCCTGAGTTTCATGTCGGCGCCTGCCCCCAAGAACCCACCTCTGCGGCGCCGTAGCATCACCACGATCGCGGCGCCGCCTTTTTGTTTGATGGTGTATTCTTTTGCGTGTATGATCGACCTACAATTTCAGACAGGCGGACGCCATGGCCGACCCGACAAAATATCAACGCAGCTACAGCTTCACAAACTACCAGGCCAGTTCCCCTGCCGACCCGCTACCCGGCACGCAGGTCGATAACGAGCTGGAGAATATCGAAGCGTCTATCGAACAGACCGTCGAAGCGCTCAAGGATATACGCCGCTCTGACGGCGCGCTGAAGAACAACATCGTAACCCGCGACGCTCTCGACGCAGAGCTTTCCGCCGAACTTGGCGAAGGCTCGCTGGATAACCGCGAAGCAGCCGAAGCGGCAGCCGAAGCGGCCGAAGCCGCGCAAGAGCTGGCCGAAGCGGCTGCGGTGGCCGCCGAAGCTTACGTCACGGCGCGCGAAGCCACGTCGACGACGAGCCTGGCTGTCGGTACGGGCACGAAAGTTTTCACGACGCAGAGCGGCAAACAGTTCTCGGCCGGAGCCCCGGTTACGATCTGTGACGTCGCCGCGCCGACGGTCAACGTCATGTACGGGACTGTCGTTTCGTATACCGGCACGACGCTGACGACGTCCGTAGGCTCGTTCATCGGTTCCGGCACCCTCGCAGACTGGACCATCGCGGTTACCGGCGCGCGCGGGGCCACTGGCGCGCAAGGTACGCCCGGCGCTGGTACGGGCGACTTGTTGGCTGCGAACAACCTTTCTGATTTGGGTAACGCAGCGACGGCGCGCGGAAATTTGGGTTTAGGCGCCCTGGCCGTCGAGGACGACGTCACGTTCGCGCTTATAGCGGGCGCCGCAGTCGCATCATCCGGCGACGCCACGACAGGCACGGCCAGCGACAAGCTTATGACCCCGGAGCGCACCGAAGAGCAGATCGCTGGTAAAATACACACCTACACCAAACCCCAGCGCGGCGACGTTGTTGACGTTGCCTACGGCGCTACTGTGACGCTCGATCTCGCGACCGGGAATAATTTTAGGATCGGGTCACTGACGGGGAACATCACGCTCGCGAACCCCACAAACCAGGCCGAGGGTCAATCGGGTCTGATCTTTTTGACGCAGGACGGCACCGGCAGCCGCAGCATCACTTACGGAACGAACTGGCTGTTTCCGAACAACGGTACGGAGCCCCCGCTCACGACCAACGCCAGCGCCAAGGACGTTATTTATTACTTCGTGGAATCCAGCGGTAACATTATCTGCAACCTCTCGAAGAGGCACGCATGATACCTGGCACGCCCGTCCCGGCGTTTATTAGCGGCGGGTTTCTTGCGACGGGCGGCACGATCACCGAGGCCGGCGGCTACCGTATCCACACCTTCACCAGCACCGCCACGTTTGAAATCCTGGCCGGCGCCGCGGACGTTGAATATTTAGTCGTCGGTGGCGGCGGCGGTGGCGGTGGCGGCGGTCTGTCCGGGTCTGGCGCAGGCGGCGGCGGTGGCGGTGCAGGCGCGGTTAAAACTGGCACTTTTACGGCTATGGGTCCGGGGACATATACCGCGACTATCGGCCCCGGCGGCAGCGGCGGCTCAACGACGGGCGCAGGTTCGACCGGCACGGCTTCCTCGATCAACAGCATAACGGCGGGCGGCGGTGGCGGTGGCGGCGGTACGCCCGGCAACAACCCGGGCAGCGGTGCGAACGGTTCATCCGGCGGCGGCGAGGGTTACAACACGAGCACCGGTTCGGGTAACTCTCCCGGCAACAACGGCGGCAACAACGCCACGGATAACAGCAGCTATAACGGCGGCGGCGGTGGCGGCGGCGCTGGTGGCGCTGGCGCCAACGGTTTCCACAACGGCTCAAGGCTCGACGCAGGCGCAGGCGGTTCGGGTTCGGCGAGCAGCATTTCCGGCAGTAGCGTTACGTATGGCGGCGGTGGCGGTGGTGGGGCCTTCCCTGCTAGCGGTGTCGTTTTCGGCGGCGCAGGCGGCTCTGGGGGCGGCGGCGCCGGCAGCGCGACAAATGGCGTGGCGGGCACGGCAGGCACAGCAAACAGGGGTGGCGGCGGTGGGGGCGGCGGCGGTAACTCTCCGTTCTCAAACGGCGGCGCAGGCGGTTCAGGCGTCGTGATCGTAAGGTATCCGCTATGATAGATTATCTTTTCATACCCGCATGCGCCGCGCTCTACGCCATAAAAGGCGGCCAGCACGGCCGGGTGCCGCTGATTGCAAAGCTGCGTAAAAATAAGATCATGGATGGGGTTCTCGACGGGAAAGTCGTTTCGCCGCTCGTCATGGCGTTGTTGGCCGGGCCGCTTGTTGGTGCAGCCTGGCTCGCAGGCGTCGCGCCCGGCATGGGCCGCATTGTCGGGAACATCGGTGGATACCGCGGCAACTGGATGGCCGACGAAACCCCGTACCCCGAAGAGCTGTCTGGTATTTACGCGGCAGAGGGTTGGAAAGCCGGCGTGCAGCGTGGCGTATTCATGGGTGCGCTGCTGGCCCTGGCGACAGGTAACACCGCTTTTATCGTTCTCGGCGCCCTGTTCCCGGCCTGCGCGTGGCTCGGCGTGTCTGTGAAGCAATTCACGACAGGCCTGCGCGTCGTCGATTGGGTTTGGTACGAAGTCATTTTCGGCGCCGTGATCGGTGCCGGTTTTATCTGGAGTATTGCATGCTAAAAGACGTTTTTTACGCCTACGTACGCAAAGCCCCGTTCGGCGGCCGCCTCACCGAAGAGCAGGTCGAGGGCGTGGAGCACATACTCCGGGCGTGGAATCGCCTCGCGGGCCCGGCGCTCATCCTCGACCCGCGCCCGTTGGCTTACATACTGGCCACCGCCTTTCACGAAACCGGCGGCCGTATGGCGCCTGTGCGTGAGGGCTTCACCAAGACTGACGCTGGCGCGCGAAAAGTCGTTGCCGGGCGCAAATACGGCAAAGAGAGCGAAGTCACAGGGCACGTCTATTACGGCCGCGGTTACGTCCAGTTGACGTGGCCGGAAAACTACGCGCGCATGGGTTCGATTATAGGCCTGCCGCTGTTCGAAGACCCGGACTTGGCGTTGAACGCCGAGGTATCAGCCATGATTCTGGTCGAAGGGATGCTGCGCGGCATATCCGGCAAGGGTGATTTTACGGGTAAGGCGCTCGAAGACTATTTCGGCAAGGGCGTAAACGACCCTGTCGGCGCGCGGGCGATCGTCAACGGCACCGACAAGGCCCATTTGATCGCCGGGTATTATAAAAATTTCCTCGACGCCATAAACGCGGCTTATGACGACGACAAAGAGGATGAAATCTCAACCGCCGACGCAAAACCCGACGCACCGCCGCTCGCGACCGATAAAACCATGCTCGGTACGGTTACGAGCGTCCTGGGTGCCGGCGGCGCCGGCGTATTAGCTGGCATAGACAATCCGTGGTCGTTCCTGGCGATCCTTGTTGTCGCTGTTGGTGTCGTTTTGTTCCTGACAGGCCGCCTTGAGATCAGGCGGAAGGCAGGCGCTTAGTGCTGGCGTGGTTTTTAGGCACAAAAGTCGGTCGATGGGTCGCAGGCGGTTTTGCGACGCTGCTGATAATCGGGGCGATTTGCCTGCGCATATTTTTTGCCGGAAAAGAGGCCCAGAAGAACAAACAGAACGTTGAATCGTTAGACGCACTGAGAGAACGAAATGAAACAGAGGATGAAATTGCGGTGTTGCCTGCTGCTGATCGTCGCAGGCGGCTTTCTGAGTGGGTGTCGGACGACGAGTGACCCGTGCGACGGCTGGAAGCCTATTAGGCCAACCACAGCCGACATGCAGGTCATTTCGCAGAAGTTGAACGACCAGGTTCTTGAGCACAACACGCACGGCAGGGGAAGGTGCGGATGGAGGCCACAGTGAGAAAAGAGAAATGGCATGTCGACCGCGGTATTCCGCTCGCGCTGATTTTTGCGGCCCTGACGCAGCTTATCGTCATCGTCTGGGGCGCGGCCAGTATCAGCGCCCGCACCGCGCAGCTCGAGGGCGGGCAGACGCAGCTCTACCTCGCGCAAAAAGAGGCGGCGCTGATAGCGACAGCCCAGACCGAGCGCGTCATTCGCGTGGAGGAGAAGCTGAACGCCCTGACGGTGAGCGTCAGCGAGCTCAAGACCATCATACAGCAACAGCAGCCGGCAGCGGTTGTGAAACGGTAGAGGGATGACCCGCCCCACCGACATAAACCCCCGCACAGGCAAGCGCTACAACTACGTGGACCCCGAGCAGGAACAAAAGGACTTGCGGGCGATCGAGCAGCAGATCGCCCTGCTGGAGCGCCAGCAGCGTGCCTTGAAGGCCCGCGATGACCTGCTCGCCTTTACCGAGTTCACCATGCCCGACCCGGAAGCGCCCGGCGACCTGTCGCGCTCGGCCTACAAACCCGCCCGGTATCACAAGCTGATCGCCGGCACCCTCGATAAGTTCTTCGACGGGGATTTGCTGTTCGACAACGGGACGCCCTGCCGTCAGTTGATCTTCGTCATGCCGCCTCGCCACGGCAAAACCGAGTTGGCAACAAAGCGCGCGTCCGCGAAGTATATCGGCAAGCACCCGCGGCACCAGGTCGCCGTCGCCACCTACAACGACGTGCTCGCCGGGCGTTTCGGCGCCGATACGCGCGCGATCGTGACGTCGCCGCAATACAAACAGGTATTCCCGGCCCTGAAGCTGCGCCGCGGCGGCACCGCCAAGGATAACCTGGAGACGACCGAAGGCGGCCGGGTTATGTTCGTCGGCCGCGGTACCGCCCTGACAGGCTCGGGCGCCCACCTGCTGCTGGTCGACGATCTGTTCAAGGACCACGAGGAGGCCCGCTCGCAGGCCGTGCGTGACGAGGCGTGGAACTGGTTTACTAAAGTCGCTATGACCCGCCGGATGGGTAAGAAGCTCGTCATGATTACGATGACGCGGTGGCACTCCGACGATATTATCGGCCGCCTCACCGACCCGGAAAACCCGCACTACAACGCGATCGAGGCCGCCAAATGGAAGATTATCCGCCTGCCGGCCATTGCCGAGGAAGACGACCCGTTAGGCCGCGAGCCGGGCGAAGCGTTATGGCCCGACGGCCCGGATACGTTTGACCTGGAGTTCCTGCAATCCCAGCAGCGCCTCGACCCTCTGGGTTTCGCGTCCCTCTACCAGCAGCGCCCGTCAGTAGCCGACGGCGTGCTCTTTCAGCGCGAAACAATTCAGTATTATTCGCCAGGGCAGCTGCCGGAAGACCTGCGGATTTACTGCGCCTCGGACCACGCCGTCGCGACGGGGCAGCGCAACGACTATACCGTGCTGCTGAAGGTCGGCGTCGACAAGCAGAGCAATATCTACATTCTGGACTGCTATTGGCGCCGGGCAAAGAGCAACGTCGTGGTCGAGGCCATGCTCGATATGGCTGACGGTAACATGAAGCCCCTGCTCTGGTGGGCGGAAAAGGGCCATATATCGAAGGCGATCGGGCCGTTCCTGTACAAACGTATGGAAGAACGCCGCGTGTATTTCAATATTCGCGAGGTGACACCCGCCAACGACAAAGAGCAGCGCGCGCAGTCGATCGCCGGTCGCGTCGCCATGGGGAAAGTGTATTTTCCGAAAGACGCAGTATGGACAGAGCGCGCGATCAACGAACTGCTTGCTTTTCCGAACGGAACATACGATGACTTTGTTGACACTTTAGCGTATATTGGTCTGGGTTTGCGCAGTCAATTCGCAGCCGGCGACTCAAAGCCCAAGGAAGACGAAGTGCCAAAGTACGGCACGCTCGCCTGGGTGAAGTATCAGGAAAAATGGAAAGAAATGCAGAAGAAGTCTGATAGCGCTGGAGGGTTTTGATGGTTTTCACGACAGACAGCGACATTCAAACAGACGACAACTTGCCGCTTGAACAGCCGCAGGGCGAAGCTGACGAAACAGAAGTCAAAGAGAGCGACGCCGCGCTCGTAAAAAAGATCATCGCCGAGATCAAATCAGATAAACGGCACTTCGAAAAAGTTTTCAAGCGTATGACGCGCGATATGCACCTCGCGACGCACGGCAGGGAAACCAGCTGGGACGAAAAGAAATACACCACGAACATTATCGGCCAGCACGTCAAGCAGAAGACAGCGACGCTTTACGCGAAAAACCCGCGTATGAAGGCCGTGCGCCGCGAGACGCTCGACTTCCAGATATGGGACGAGAGCGAGCAGTCGTTGAAGATCGCCATGCAGACAATCGAAATGGCGATGCAAATGCAGCAACAGGCGGCGATGCAGCCGCCCGCGATCGACAACGCCACGGGCGAGCTTGTGCCGCCTGAGCTTGAGCTGCCGCCCGGCTTCGAGCAGGCGCAGGCGCTAATCGCCGACTTCCAGCAAGGTATGGCGCGCCGCACGCAGATGAAGAAGTTCGGCAAGACGCTCGAGCTTCTGTTCTCGCAGGCGATGAAGGACCAGAAGCCCCTCGACTTCAAGGCGCTTATGAAACAGGTCGTACGCCGCGCCTGCACGACGGGCGTCGGCTATGTCGAACTTGGTTTCCAGCGCGAGACGGGGCCGCGGCCGGGTATGGCTGAAAAGCTTGCCGACCACCGCGCCCGTATCGACCATTTGCGTAAGTTAATGGAGGACGCCGCGGAAGGTGAGATCGAGGCGGGCGACGCCGAGATTGCCGAGCTTGAAAAATCCATGGCGTCGCTTCAGGCCGAGCCTGAGATTGTCTTGCGCGAAGGTTTGATCGTCGACCAACCGCAGAGCACAAAAGTCATTCCCGACCGTTTGACTAAGTCACTTGTAGGTTTTGTCGGCGCGCGGCATCTTACAATCGAATACATTTACACGAAGCAGGAAGCCGAAGAGCTTTTCCAGGTCGACCTGAAAAGAGGCTGCACGCCATACGTCGTTAACGGCAAAAAAGAAGCCGCGGATGACGGCAGCACCGAGACGCAGAGTGACGTCACGAGCGACGGCAGGCCGCTGAAAGATGAACTCGTCTGCGTTTGGAAATACTACGACAAGCTCTCCGGCCTCGTGTATTTTGTCATGGATGGGTACCCGGGCTTCCTGCGCGAACCGGACGCGCCGGACGTGTTTGTTTCCGACTTCTGGCCCGTCTATGCGCTGACATTCAACGCCGTTGAGAGCGAAGACGAACTGTTCCCGCCGTCCGACGCCACCCTGCTGCTCGACCAGCAGCGCGAATACAACCGTTCCCGCCAAGGCAAGCGCGAACACCGGCAGGCAGCCCGGCCGCGCTGGACTTACGCAAACGGTGCGTTCGACGAAGAAGACGTCAAGCAGCTCCAGAGCGCCGAGCCGTTCGATACGATCGGCCTCAACATCGACCCGCAGTCCGACATTAATAAAATGCTGCAATCCGTTCCCGTCCCTGGCGTCGACCCGAACCTCTACGACGTTAACGAAATCTGGGCCGACTTCCAGATTGTCGCGGGCGGCAAGGCCGGCACGATCGGCGGCATGGCGAAAGCGACGGCCACGGCCAATGCGATCGCCGCCGACGGCGCAAATACGGCTGACGGCTCTTCCGTCGACGATCTCGATACGTTCCTGAGCATGATCGCCCGCGCTGGTTCGCAAATCCTCATGCGTGAAATGTCGTTCGAGCAGGTCATGGAGCTCGTCGGCCCCGGCGCCGTATGGCCCGAGCAGTCGGCGGCCGAGATTGCCGACGAGATTTACCTCGATATCGAGGCCGGCTCTTCGGGTAAGCCCAACCAGGCCGTAGAAATCAACAACTGGCGTGAAATGCTGCCCTTCCTCATTCAGCTCGGCAGCATTCCGTCCGAGTGGCTGGCGCGTGAGTCCTTGCGGCGCCTCGACGACAAAATGGACCTCACGGAGGCCATTCAGGCAGGCCTGCCGGCCATTGTCGCCCAGAACCGCGCAGCGCAGGCCGGCGCCACGGATGACCCGAACGCGCAGGGCGCCGAGGGCGGTGACAACGCGCCTAAAGGCCAGCAGGGCAACTCCGGGTCGTCAGCGCCTATGGGCGACAACAACCCGACGCCGCCGGTCGTTCGCTACGGTACAAACGGCAAGAGGGTCGCAGGATGAAAATAGCACGCCTCCCCAACGGTGAAATGATGGAATTTCCTCCGGATTACCCGGACGATGAAATGGACCGCGCCGTCCGCCAGAAAATGGGCGTACCTGAAGAGCCGAGCGAAACAGAACTCGTCATGCAGCTCATACAGCAGTTGACGCAGCAGCTTGTCGCCGTGCAGGCGCAGATCGTTGAAGGCCAGCGCCAGCACCAGGAAGTTATTGCGCAGCTCGTGCACGGGCAGCAGCTCGCAGCGCAGAGCCAGCAGCAGGCAACGGTAGCGCTGAAGCAGAGCATAGACCAGCTGGCGGCCGCCTACGCAGCGCCGCGTACGATTATCAAAGACGGTGCCGGCAAGCCTGTCGGTTTAAAAATAGGAGGTAAGTAATGGCTATTAAACTCTCGGTCGCTGTCCGCAACGCACGTCTCGACGCTATTGAGACGACCGTCGGCACGTCGGCTGTCATGAAGATTTTCGACGGCACCGCGCCCGCCAACTGCGCAACAGCCGACGCAGGCACCGTGCTCGCCACGCTCGCCTTGCCGTCAGACTGGCTCGCCGCCGCTTCGAGCGGCAGCAAGGCGAAAGCAGGCGACTGGGAAGATACGTCGGCCGACAATACGGGCACGGCGCAGTATTTCCGGGTGTACGCCTCCGACGGCACGACCTGCGGGATTCAAGGCACCGTGACGGCGACAGGTGGCGGCGGCGACATGACGGTCGATAACACGTCGTTCGCAGCGACGCAGGCTTTTACGGTAACCGGCTTCACGCTTACGGACGGTAACGCCTAATGCTGGCGACATTCACCCCTAACCACTTCCTGTTTACCGCTGGCAGCTTCACTGGGCGACTGTCAGGCGCGGAGGGTGTTTCCCTTACGCCGACTAGCAGTTACTCTACGTGGTTCGAGATCATCGCTGACAGCCTTATCACCGAAGACTGCTACGGGCTGTTCATCGCCGTAAGGGCCAACGGCGGCGGCGGCTCAAATAAACTGCTCGCCATTAACGTAGGCGTGGACTCCGCTGGCGGAACGTCGTACGTGACGATCATACCGGACCTGTTGTTTGGTAACGCGGTGGACGTTCATTACTATTTCCCCATTTACATTAAGGCCGGGTCGGCTGTCGCTATCCAGACAAACTGTAGCCACGGATCAAACATACAGTGCGCGATGCAGGTGTACGGCAAGCCTACCGCGCCCGAGACTATTGCATGGGGATCGAAGGTCATCGCCTACGGTGTGACGGGCAGGGCTGGCGTAGCGGTCACGGCTGGCACCGCAGCCGAGGGTTCTTATACGGAGATCGGTACAGTAGGTTCGGACGACAGACCGTTCTGGTGGCAGTACGGCGTGAACGTCACTGACACAACCATGGTGTCCGATAGGATAGGCGTCGATCTGGCCATAGGTGACGGGTCGAATTTCCGGCAGATTACCAACAACTCCTTAATTCTCACCGACACAAGCGAGAACGTAACGCGCCATGCGAACATGATGAACCAAGGATACGGCCCCGCCGCGCCGGGTGAAAAACTCTACGCAAGAATGCAGTACGCCAACGGGACCGCCGATACTGGCTGGTCTATAGCAATGTATGGGTTAGTATAATGCCGATCACAGAACTTTACACTCTCAGCGCCGAATCAATCGGGACAACAGAGCACTCAGTCACAACTGACACATCTGGCCCAGACGCCGATACGACAGACGGTGTTTTTCAGTTCTTCCTCGATGTCAGTGACATGGTGGCCGGTGACGAGCTAAGAATACGCCTGTACGAGAAAGTACTTTCGGGCGGAACGCAGCGCATCGCAGAGCAATGGACACTCGTAGGGGTTCAATCCAAGCCTGTCTGGATAAGCCCTTCGTTCATCTTGTTGCACGGCTGGGATTTTACGCTTGATTGTATCGCAGGGACCACCATCGTCGTGGACGCCTCTGTACGGCAGGTGGCGTAAATGACCTGGGGTTTTTCGCCCCTTCTGCCGAGTGCGCCGCTCTTGCTCGGGTCGGGCGGCTCAGAAGGCGCGAACACGCTAGAGACGTTCGAAAACAACCCGCTTTCCGGCGACATTAGTTGGACAACAGTTTGGTCTGACGGCTCTACGCACGTAGGCACTGTCACTCGTACGACCACCAGCGTCACGCAAGGCACGTATTCATGGCGCGTCGAAGGGACGGTAGCCGACGCGTTCGAATACCCCGGATTTGAAAGCACAAACAGCTACGATGTTTCCGGCGCGACTACGCTGTACCTTGATATTGACGCTGTTGCTCTTGGTGATAGTGGCGGGTCACTGGTTTTTTCGCTGTATGACGGGACGTATTACTGGAGTTACCAAACTGGATTTTTGGGCGCAGAGACCCTTGTTCTCGATCTTACCTCTACTGTTGACATTGATCTAACGAATGTTGTCATACAGGTTTACGCTTTTGCCGACAGCGGAGACATAGATTTCTATGTCGATAAGCTCACCTACGATGGCACGATAACCCCTCTCGGCGGGTCCGGTATCGAAGGCGAACTGACAGCTACGCTAGACGCTGCCACCTCCTCCGCCACAGCCAAGGTCGCCGTCAAAGGCACCACGACAGCCACGCTCGACGCTGTCACACCCACCGCCACAGCCAAGGTCGCTATCAAAGGCACCACGACAGCCACGCTCGGCAGCCTGGTCGCCACATCGAGCGGCATCTTGCCAAACGAAGGCGCCGTCACTGCGACCCTCGGTGACGTCACGCTCAGCGCGACGGGCGAGCTCGATATCGCTGGCGTCGTCAACGCCACGCTTGGCAACGTCATCGCCACCTCCAGCGGCCTCCTCCCGATTGTCGGAGAGGTCGGCGCCACGCTGGGCGATCTGACGCTCACAGCCACCGGCGCGGGCGCTTCAATCACCACGGGCGAACTTACCGCGACGTTCGACGATCTCGCCTGCACGGCAACAGGCACCATCATCGCGCCCTCAACACGGCCGGCGGGCGGCGGTTACATGCCGCGGCGCGAATACCCGCCGGAGCCGCCGCAAAAGACTGACGCCGAACGCCTCGAAGATATCGTCGACGTCATTCAGACCGTCAAAGGTAAGAAAAAGAAGGCGCCTGTCGCGCCGAAAGCAAAACCGAAAGAGTACGCGCCCGTCCCGCTTACGGAAATGTTTACGCGCACGCAAATCATTTCTGAAGCCGTGGCTGAAAGGGCGCGCGCCGAGCGCCTGGCGTCAGTCGATGAGATCATCGACGTCATTGACGGGCCTCAATACGAACTCGAGTACGCACTGCTTCTCTTGGCCCCTTGAGTTTGTAGGTTTTGTCTGATATGCCGTTGTGCAAATAACCTACATATGCTACACTTCTGCCAACATAGGGAGTGCTTATGACACTGGACGATAATAAAGAGGAGCTGGATTCGTCCCCCGCTTCTGATCTGGACGTATCGGTTGACACCGATCTTGAAACTGGCGCGGACTCGTCTGACGCGCAAGGCGATAATTCCGAGAAGGACACGCTGTCCATCGTCCGCGATGTGGTCGATGCGAACAGGACCGACGAGGAAGCGGCCTCGCCCGCCGAAGGTGAAGAGCAGGGTAAAGAACCCGGCGACCCCACCCAGAAGAAAGACCCGGATAACGAAGATTATTCCGACGTCCCGTTCTCCAAACACCCGCGGTTCAAGCAATTAATCAACGAGCGTAATGCTCTGCGTACTGACGCTACCCGATACCAGAACGTCCAGAAGTTTATGGACACTCAAGGTTTGTCGGCCGCCGAAGGCGCAGAGGCTTTTGTCGTTGCTGGTCTGTTGAAAAACGACCCGGTTGCTGCGTGGGAGCGTTTGAAGCCGATCGTTCAGGAATTGCTCGTCGCTGCCGGGGAAGTTCTGCCCGCGGATTTACAAAAAGCTGTTGCAGCTGGTGAAATCACCCAGGAAAAAGCAGTTGAGTTCAGCCGCATTCGCGCCAAGCAGCAGACCATGGAGCACCAACGCACCACGGAGCAGCAGAAGAGCGAAAAGCAGACGCAGGTCAACCACAGCAAAAAGCTGGTCGACACTGCTTCGGACTGGGAGAAGGACCGCCGCGTAAAAGACCCGAGATTCGCCGAAAAGTTTGTGCCGCTCCAAAAAGAGCTGTCGTTCATTCAAGCGCAAGAAGGAAAGCCCGATACGCCGGAAGGCGTTATCGACCAGCTGAAACGAGCCTACGATGCCGTTCAGCTTCCGGTAAAGGCAAACCCCCGTCCTGCGCCGCGAAACATGAACGCCCGCGCTCCTCTGGGCGGCCAGGTTTCAGGTAACGCGCAGCCCAAGCCGCAGTCGACACTCGACATTATTCGCGCGGAGCGGGCTAAGCGGTAACAGTAAGGATCACAGATCATGCCGTTTACAGCAGCAGAACTAGCCAATATCAATAACTCTACCCTCCAGAACTATCTGGAAAAGGGTACGGTCTTTAAACAAAACGTCGCCAACAAACCCATGCTCAAGGCTTTTGACGAAGCCCGCGGCTCGTTTGGTGGCGGTAAAGAATACGTCTCGCTCGGCGTCAAGAGCGGCCAAGGCGGCGGAAGTCTCGCGGGTTACACCCACGACGACCAAGTCAGCTTCTACAACCCCGCCAGCAACCGCCGGGCGCAATACGCCTGGAAAGAGCATCACATCGGCATGACGGTGACACACACCGAACTGAAGATGGACGGCATTGATATTTCTGACGATAACGAGACGTCGGAAATGGACGGCCGCGAAGAGTTCGCTCTTGCCAACCTGCTGGACGAGAAAAACGATGACCTCGGCGAAGACTACGCCAAGTCGCTCGACCTGCTCATCCACGGTGACGGTACGTCCGACGCGAAAGCGCTGGCCGGTATCCGTTCGCTGATCCTCGCCTCGCCGGCGGTCGGTACGACCGGCGGTATCGGCCGGGCAGCGAATACCTGGTGGGCTAACCGCGCTGCCACGACTGCTTACGGGGCTGCCGGCGGCCAGGACAAGATCACCTCTGCCGTCGCTGACGGCGGCGCTCTTCTGACCTTCCTGCAAAAAGAGTTCCGTATGCTGAGCAAATACGCTCAAGGCGGCACTCGCATGCGGTTCTTCGCAGGCCACGACTTTATTTCCGCGATGGAAAAAGAGTTGCGCGCCAACGGGAACTACACGCAGGACGGTTTCATGCGTAAAGGCTCGACCGACGGCGGCATGGCCGACATTACTTTCAAAGGTAAACCGATCGAGTGGGACCCGACCCTCGACGATCTGAGCCTGAGCAAGTTCATGTACGCTATCGACATGCGTCGCGTCCGTCTCCTCTACATGAACGGCCAGCGCATGAAGAAGCACAACCCGGCCCGTCCGTATGACCGTTACGTCATGTACAACGGCATCACCACGACGGCCGTCATGGTTGCGCAGCAGCTCAACACCTCGGGCGTGTACGAGATCGCCTAGGCCACCTCAGACCAGGGGCGCCCGGAAGGGCGCCCCTTCCTGATAACCCCATTTCACAAGGATAACCCCCATGCCTGTCTCTCAAAACGTAAAAGTGGTGCAAGGTATTCTGGCGGCTGCTGTTGCTGACGACGCCACCTTCACTGTCGCCTACCCGTCTGGGACTACGCAAGCCTCGTTCAATACGGGCCTTGTCGGTTCTGATCTCTACATCATCATTAACGGCAACGATAAGTGGCTGGCGTCCGCTAGCGACATGTCAGTGGCGTTCGGCGCTTCGGAAATCACCATCACTAACACCTCGGACGTTACCTGGACTGCTGGTTCGACCTTCGCGCTGAACCTCGATATCGAAGACGGCAATGACGTCGTTGTTTTGACCGTACCGCTGCCCCCGATGGCGACCTTCACCGCAGCGGATGTCGTAACCGAAATGCGGCCGGGTATCGCCGGGGTGATCGAGAACGTCGAGTTTGTTCAGACGATCGCTGTCACGACTGCTAGCGACGCTGCGAACCTCGTTCTCGATATCGGGGACACTGAGCTGACGGGCGGTCTGGTCACGTTGACCTCTGCGGCTTGCACGCCGAAAGGTAAGGTCATCAACGGCAGCGCGATCACGGCGGGTAACACCTTGACGGCGGACAGCACACTGACTGTACGCGCCGAGGACGTAACAGCCTTTGCCGAAGGCGAAGGGTACTTGAACATACGCATCCGCCGCACTGGCAACATCTAATCCGGCCGGGGCCGTCGATAAGGCGGCCCCGCTCGACTTTTAAAAACCCTACGAGGAGGAACTATGGATATCGCTAACATCACGGTCGCTTTAGGCGGCGACTCAAAGAACACCGTCCCGAAGCACGGCGTAACCGCCGCTGAAATTGCCGTGCTCCAGGCTATCCACGGCGCTGACGCCATATCTGACGTTCAACCCGCAGGTACGATTGTGCGCGCCAACCGCGTCGAGCGTGACCGCCTGTTCGCCGAATACGGCCGCGCCAAGGACAACAACGACCAGGCTATTGTCGGTCTTATGTTCCCCGGCGTCGCTGCCCGCGTCCACGAGAAGCTGGACGAGCTTGACCTGCACCCGGACGCATACAAGGCCCTCGCCCGCGCCAGCGCGCCCGCAGCGGTCGCGCAAGTGGACGAAGCCCCGGGAGCCGAGGATGAGGACGTAGCCGAGTTTACGCTCGACGACAAGACCGTCAAGCAGCTGAAGGAAATTCTCGCCGAACAAGGCAAAGAAGCACCGGCCGGCGCCAAAAAGCAGGAACTCATTGACCTGATCCGTGCTGGCGTTCAGGCACCCGGCGCCGACGTCGTTGGCGAAGGCGACGAGCTGGACGAACTGCCTGCCGACGATGAAGGCGCAAACACCGGCGTATTGAGCTAAGCGGGGCGAAATGGCGCGCAACAAGACACTGACGAGCATACTAGACTCCTACAGGTCTGAAGCGCGCCTTTCGCTCAATCCGGCGCATAACCGGGCTGTGCGCGACACGCAGGTCGCGCTGCTCCAGCGCGTGCAGGAATGGCTCTGGGAAGAGTTCAACTGGCCGCATTTGCGCGTGACGCGCGACGTGCCGCTCGAAGCCGGCCAGCGCTATTATGATATGCCGGAAGACCTCGACATAGACCGTATCGAAAAGATCGAGGTTCGCCATGACGGCCGTTGGTGTCGTCTTGACGTCGGTATCGAGGCAAACCACTACCAGCATTACGATAGCGACCTTGACGCCCGCGCGTTCCCGCCGCGCCGCTGGAAGATCACAGAAGAAGAGCAGGTCGAGATACACCCGGTCTCTGACACTGACGGCGACGAAGAGACGCTGGAAGGCATGCTGCGGTTTACCGGCATTCGTCGGTTAAGTAATTTCGTCGACGACGCCGATACGGCCGATCTCGATAACCGACTCATCACGCTCTACGCCGCTGCCGAGACTTTGGCCGCCTCGGGCGCCAAGGACGCGCAGCTTAAGTTATCGCAAGCCAACAAACTGAACGCCAAGCTGCGCGGCGCCCTGACACCGAGGCGGAAATTCAAAATGTTCGGTGTTGGCTCCGAACCAAAAAGCCTGCTGCGCGGCCCGCCCTCCGTATATTACCGCACTGAGGATTAACCTTTGGGTACGATCTGGATTCGTGAATTTGTGGGCGGCCTCGACACCCGCCGCATGCCGGAGACGACGACCGGCGGCGTGCTGATCCGCGCGACGGACGGGCACATTAACCGTGGCGGCGAGTTCGAACAGCGCCCGGCCTTCGTTCCCGAATATGACCTGCCTGAAGGCGACACCGTCGGCATGGCCGCCGGCAAAAACAGTATTTACGTCTTCGGCCACGAGGCCCCGCCGACCCTGCCGTCGGGCGTATCGTACCAGCGCCTTCAGCACCCGGACGGCACGACCGCTCTTGTCGACGTCCCATCTTATGACCTGTACGCCGGAAAGATTTACTGCGTCGGTGAGTTTGCGGACGGCAGCCGGTATCACTTCTATGACGGCGTGCGCGTCCCTGACTGGTTTGACGGCCGGGCACGCGCTTCGTTCCGCGTCACGGGCGGCGTCGACACGGTCGCCACGGCGGCCACAGGGTCTTTCACCGTCACCGGCGGCACGTCGAGCGCGGGAGTCAACAAATTGTCAGCCCTGACGGTCGACGGCGTGGCGATTATCGGCGCGGCTGTCGACCACACAGGCAATAACAGCACCACGGCGACGGCTATCGCGAGCGCGATTAACAGCCACGGCTCCAGCCCCGATTACTCCGCTGCCGCGGTCGGCGCCGTCGTCACCATAACCGCCGCCGTCACAGGCACCGCAGCAAACGGTAAAATTATCGCGGTTACGAACGGCGGCGACTTCACGCACGGCAGTATTGTCCACATGAACGGCGGGCTTATCACGCAAAACTCTGTTTTGTCAGATTTGACCGTCGACGGCGTGTCGATCCTGAACGGCCCCGTTTTGTGGGATACCAGCAACAGCGCGACGGCGGAAGCAATCGCCGAGAGTATCAACACCGCCTCCAGCTCCCCGGACTACACGGCGACGTCGGTCGAGGATACGGTCAATATCGTCGCTGACGCGATTGGTTCGGCGGCCAACGGCCGCGTGGTCGTCTTCACGCTGGCGGACGACTTTGTCGTCGACCCTGAAGAAGACCTCGCCCTCGCTGACGGCAGCGACACGACGGCCGCCGTCGCGGCTTCCGGCTCGTTCACCGTGGCTACGGGGACGTCTGGGGCGTCGAATAAAGTCTCGAATATCGTCATTAACGGCGTCGCGATCATCGACACGGAAATACCCTGGGCGACCAGCCATACGGTCACGGCCGCGAACATCGCCGCCGAGATTAATAGTTTCGCTTCGACCCCGAACTATACCGCGACGTCAGACGGCGCCGTCGTGACCGTTACCGCAGTCACGACAGGCGACGATATCAACGGCCAGTCGATCGTCGTGACCGTCGGCGGTAACGTCACGGTCACCAACGTCCTCGCTATGGCCGGCGGACAGGACGCAGAGACGACGTTTGTGCCTGGCACCTTCGTCAAGACGATCGGGTCGCGTATGCACTCGGTTTCCGGCCCGAACGAACACTTTTCCGGTATCCGCGAGCCGACCAAATGGACGACCGACACGGTCGGGGCGGGTTTTATCGACATGTCGACGCAGGCGTCCGGTTCTGAAAACCTGACTGCGCTTGCGAAATATCAGCAGTTTGTCGCCGTATTCGCCGGGCGCTGCATTCAGATATGGTATTTCGATTCCGACCCGTCTCTGAACGAACAAAAGCAGGTTTTGCACAATACGGGCACGGAAAGCCCGCGTTCCGTGACGCAGTTTGGCGATAACGACCTGTTTTACGCTGACGAGAGCGGTTTGCGCTCCCTGCGGGCGCGCGACGCCTCCAACGCGGCCGCCACGACGGATATCGGCGTGCCTGTTGATACGTTGATCGTCGAGCAGCTGAACAGCTTATCGACCGAAGAGCGCCAGCGTGTCATAGGCCTCATCGAGCCGCGAGACGGCCGTTTCTGGTTGATTATGCTCGACATGATCTTCGTTTTCAGCTTTTTCAGCGGCGCTAAGGTTAGCGCCTGGTCGACTTATACACCCAGCACGCGGATCGACGACGAAACGGAAACGTTCGAAGTTGAAGACGCTGTTGTTTTCCGTCGCCGCGTCTATTTACGCTCAGGCGACACGATTTACGTGTTCGGCGGCCTCGGGGAAGCGACCGAGCATGACGAAACTGAGGCCGAAGCCTGGGTGCCATATCTGGACGGCGACCGCCCCGCGCAAAAGAAGAAATTGACGGGCGTCGATATCGCCTGCGAAGGCCAATGGGAGGTGCGGGCGGCCATGAACCCGACGGACCTCGACGCCAGCGATTTGATAGGGATTTTTACGCAAACCAGCTATGCCGAGCCGAAGTCCGGCGGCCAAGGCGATTTTACGCATATCAGCTTGCGGTTTAAGTCGCAAGGCGTGGGCCCGCACAAACTAGGCGCAGCCGTCATCCACCACGATCTGGACGACGAGGATGATTAAAGAAGCTGACAGCCTCGATATCCTGCAAGTCGCGCTGAACATGCGCGAGAGTGACTACCGGGAGTTTTCAGCCGTTTATGCCTGCCGCGATCGCGAGGAGCTGGCCGTAAAAATGGCGCAGCGCTACAAGGGCAGCCGCGATCTGATTTGCGCCAAAAACAGCGACGGCGACGCGATTGCGGTCGGGGCGGCGTTCGAGACGCGCCCCAACGTAGTGACCGTACTGTTTTTCGCTACGGACAAGCTGCCACAGGTCGGACTTAGCGTAACGCGCTTCATTAAGAAAAACCTACTCCCGAAACTGAAGGAAGCGGGCGTGCACCGTATCGAATGCGTTTCGATCGAAAACTACGACGCGGCGCACCGATGGATAATGTCTTTTGGTCTGACGCCGGAGACGGAACCCCTGCGCGGTTACGGAAAGAACGGAGAGCGGTTCATTCAATTTTCGTGGGTACGCGATGACCTCCGATAATGTGGAACTGCGTAACGAAATGCGCTATGCTGGGGGCATTCCCGATAAGGGCGGCACTCGGGGCGCCGCGCAGGTAGTGCTCAGAAGCGGCGCCGTAATCCGCGAAGCTGACTGGGCCGACATACCACAGATCATCGACGCGGGAGCGCTCTTCTACCAGGAAAGTAATTTTGACCCCGGCGGTTTCGACCCCGTGCAGTTTGCGTACCGCATCGGTCAAATGTACAGCTCTGAAGAAGATACGATTCTCGTGGCGGTGCATGACGGCAAAGTAGTCGGTTTTATCATGTTCGACACGACCCGCCACTACACGACATATCTCGTCTCTCATATGTTCTTGTTCTTCGTGCTGCCCGCTGCGCGCCGTCTTGGCGCAGGCCCGGCGCTCGTAAAAGCCGCGACCTTGTTCTCGCAGGACCGCGGCGCGAAGTATTTCTATGGCTCCTCGTCGGCCGGGTTTAATGACGGCGGCCGCAACGAGCGCGGCCTGACGGCGCTGTACAAGCGCCAAGGCTTCAAAGAAAACGGATTGTTCTTCAGGAAGGAACTTCAGCATGTCCAAGTTTAAAAAACTTTTCGGCGGTGGCGGGGGTGGTGGCGGTGGCGGCGATGACGCCGGCGCACAGGCCCGCGCAGACGAACTTGCGCGGCAGGCGCGTATTCGCTCCGGCACGGATTCGATCAAGAGTATGTTCGACAGTCAGTTTACCGACCCGTACTTCGAAGACCGCAAAACGTCTTACCTGAATTACGCGACACCCCAACTTAACGACCAGTACGCCGAAGCGCAGAAGCAACTGACGTTTGCGCTCGACCGCACCGGAACGCTCGACAGCTCTGCGCGCGCGCAGAAAGAGGGCGAGCTTCGTAAAATGTACGACGCAAACCGGCAGGGCGTCGCCGACCAGGCGCTTTCGTACAGCACCGGCGCCCGCAGCAATATCGAAGACGCCAAGGCGAACCTGATATCTATGCTGAACGCTACAGGCGACGCCGAGGGCGCGGTAAATTCCGCCATGACGCGCGCAAAAGCGCTGTCGGCGCCCGATACATACAGCCCTCTCGGCCAAATGTTCGCGAGTTTCACGGGCGGCCTCGGCCAGCAGGCCGCCGCAGAGAAAGCGGCGGCGCTCAGTAACACTTACGGCGGGTCGACAGGCGTCGATCTGTTCGGGAATAAGAAAAAGTCTGTCACGACGACAGCGTAGGAGGTCACTTTGTGCGATCCGGTAACAATCGGCGGCATTGCGCTTCAAGGCGCGTCGATGCTCGCCAACAAGTCGGCTGACAGCAAGGTCGAAAAGGCCCGGCGCAGCGCCATGACGGCCGAGCGCATTCGCCAGACGGGCCTCGACCGCGAAGCCGAGGCGCTTAACCACGCCTCGCGTGACCGCTACAATAATTTCGGGGAGCAGCAAGCCGATAAGTCGGTCGAGCTGGGCGATTTCTTCAAAACCCAAAATGAGGCTCTGCCGGCGGAGAGCGCCGGGCAGTCAGAACCCATGCCGACGTCGAGCAGCAATATTGTTGTGCAGGAACGGGCGAAACAGCAAGGCAAAGCGAAGGCCTTCAGCGACCAGCAGGCGGGCGCGCTGGGCGACCTGCGCGCGTTCGGCGACCTGCTCGGCGGTATCAGCCTGAAGCAAGGCAGCGACGCTGCGCAAATCGGCTCAATCGGCGGGTTTAAGCGGGGCTCCGCAAACGTACTGCCCCTGGAGCTAGAAGGCGCGAACGCCGCCGGCGACAAAATGAAGATGTTCGGCGACATTCTCGGCGGCGTCGGCAGTCTCGCCACGGGGGCCGGTATAGCGAAGGGCGGATACAATCTTTTTGGAATCGGTGGCCCGAGCACGCAAGCAATCACTGATCCTGCGCAAAAGCTCGCTTTCGGCGACCGGATCGCGTTTAACACGCCGCGCTATGGCGCGGTTTACTGAGGTGGCAAATGGGCGTAACTAAAAACGGATACTACAACGACCCCAACATCGGCGCTGCGTTCGAAAACCTCGGACAGATGTTTGCGCCACCGACGGCGCAAGACGCATACGCGGCTGCGAAGACAGCAGAGACGCGCCAGAAGATGGACGCACTGAGCCAGTATTTCGCCGGCACGAACGATCCGACGATTGACCGCGACCAGCTAGAAAAAGCGGCAATCGGTATGGGCCTCTATAACCCCTCACAGAGCTATTACTCCGTCGACGAAGGTAATAAAACGTCGCGCGCCAACAACGCCGATAACAACGCGACGACAATCAAGACGAACCAGGCCGATAACGCCCGCGCTTTCGCGGAGGCGCGC